AATTCTCAAGGAATTTATCCTGTTTTAATTCTTTAATTTTTTCATTTTTAATTTCCTCCTACTCTCTTTCTACAATTTTACAATCGTATAGGATTTGTTGAGTTACATTAATCATTATAATTTTCGTATACAACTATATCCGTTGCCGTTCCGTCAACCACTCTTACAAGTGCATAATTATAGCTGTAATCGTTTGTGAAATCTATTGTATTGTCCTTATCGAAAGTGCTTTTCGGAATTGTTGAAGTTATATCGCCAACTGACGCAATTTCAACTTCATTCTTATTCGATACATCGCAAGTATAGACTATTGTATCTTTCTTTGTAGCCTCAGATAAAAGATATTGCATCTGCTTCAAATTATCATCCTTTATCTTCAACTCCTTTCTGACATCATTCATCTTTTGCAAGATAGAGTCATTGTAGTAGTTAAGCTGTTCTACAGTAAACTTAAATACCCTATTCTCATTCTTTAATGAAGAGTTCTCAGCAATAAATGCTTTTTCATTAGATATTGATATAGACAATTCTTCCTTCAAATTTTGATTCTTATTGTATAAAACACAAGAACCTATAGCAAGTAATACTAATAAAGAAGATACTATAATTCTTATATATTTTGTTACCATAGCATATATCTTTAATAGGACACAAATATATGAAAAACAAATCACCTACGCAATAGCATAAGTGGTTTATTTTTAATTTTTACCATTCTGCTATATTATCTATAGTATATTTTCTATCATTTGCTTCATCAGTTAATGTTATAGAGCCACTAACATTATATCCTATAGATACTAAATGGTCATACAATCTTTTATAGGATGTTTTAAGAGAACTTGATAATTCTTTTCCTGCACCAACATCATATACTGTTAAAGTAAACTGAAATCCAGAGCCTCCAAACACATTAGTTGTTCTTTGAGTATTAACTAAATTTTGATATATCATATCACATATCAATTCTGCATGAGATTGAGTTACATAACTAGCAGCACAATATATAGCATCCTTAACTTTAAGTGTTTGATTGCCTAAAAAATTAGGTATAATAGCCGACTTTTCAAGTTTCAAATACAAAATCTTAATATAACCCACTCCTCTTTGGTTATTACCATATTCTGAAGTATCTTTAAATAAAGTTCCTTTTGATACTGACACTCCTTGAAATTGTCTTAAATGAGGTGAATTTGAAATATCTACTCCTGCTCTTTCTTTATAACCATTAGAATCCCCATCAAGAACCCTCAATGAAGAAGGAGAAACATCTCCTTGTGAGTTTGTAATAAAACCTAAACCCGTAGAGATTATATTTCCAAATTCAAAATCAGAAGAATCAATATTATATTGTATATTAGTATTACCCTCTTTTAATAATGGAAAATTACCTGATTGACATGGATATGCTGTTCCTCTACCATTTAAAGAATAAACAGTGTTCATTCCATTTTTTATTATCAAAGAAAATGGTCCTGTAGATGTAATAGAGATTCCTTTAACAATATTTTTTGTATTGTTATTTTCAACACTTCTGTAATCATTGGTTTCTATACTATTACTTGAATTTTGGTCAAATGTAGCACCATCTGTTAATATAAGAGTATCATCATCTGTCATTGTTAATTGAAGTTGCGCAGCAGTAACAGCTTTTAAAAAGTCTATCTTTATTTGAGAGATAAATTGCCCACTACCTTCAAATAATTCCCCTTGGGATTTTATAACTAATGTTTCCATAAAATTATTTATTTAATTGTCTAAACTGAGATTTTATAAACATAGGTAGATTTATTTTTTCTGCTAATTTAGAGAAAATAATGTTGTTTATTATAATCATATCATTGTCAATAACATCATCTTCTATATTAGAAGAGCTAACATCTACAACTGTAGATGTTGTATAAGTTCCTATTTTTGGTCCAATAATATTTTTACCCTTATAATTTGTTCCTTTATCACTACCTATCCACTTTCCTTCAAATCTATAGTAACCTAATATAACATTATTTTTCAATATATTATTGTTATTAATTTCCTCTCCTGTAGGAATGTATGGAATGACAGATTGACTAATTGGTTTTCTTGCATCAACACATCTACCAACTACATCATATATTACATTACCTTGAATATCTACATTATAAGCAAAATCATCTAAGAATATACCATGAATACCAGCATCATTCTTAATATCATTATATGATACCCCCCCATGAATTATATTATTGTATATTTTAGTATCTGTGTTTTCAGTGGAAACATATACTAGACCCCCATCTGATAAAAAATATCTTGCTGGATGCTTTTTATATTCTTCGTCATTAAAAACAATATTATACTGAAAATAACCACTTATTTCTCTTGGTCCATTTTCTATCTCATTACTCAAAGTAGTTATACTGTTTTTTAGTCCTATAAATACAGCTGAATATCCAAAATTTTTAAAGGTATTATACTTAACATCGTAATTCTTCCCACTTAATTTTATTATACCATTTTGTCTAAAGAATGTAGAGATATTACTAAAAGAATTATATTTTACTAAAGTATTCCCAACAGAACTATTTAATATACCCCCTCTTGCATTTTTACACTTATTATTTATAAACTTTAAATTATTAGAATTTATTATACCTGGATAAACAGTCCATTCATTCATATTAGAAGCTGATGTATTATTTCTTTCATCTGCAATAACATTACATGGAGCATAAATAAAATTCCATGCACCAATATTTCTAATTGTATTATTTTCTATTTCAATATTAGAACAATTCTTAAAAAGAAGAGTGGATGTTTTTGTGTTGTAATAAAGATTTGCTGACTGAAATTCTGTAAAAGAACTACTTCCTGAAAAATTAACTCCTGTAATTTTGAATTTACCAAAATTACAATTATTGAAAGTAATCCAATTATGTTGGCTACACATTCTTAGAGATTTCACTCTTCTTGGTATGTAGATTTCATTTCTTGTAGTTTCTTTAATATATAAAGAATCAACTTGATTATCTGAGTATATGTTAGTAATATAGAACCCCACACTTTGTTGAATACCTAATTGATTTACCCAATAATCTCCTATTGATATGGCATCTTCTGTCTTAATATTAATATATTTAACTCCTTTATCTGTTGTTACATAATCTATATGACACAAAAAATATTGATACCAGCAAAAAATATATACAAAATTATTCTTATATTTATTGTCTCCACTTAATGAATCTGGAAGATAACTTTTTAAATAATCCGGTACTTTTATCTTAAAAGTTAAATTACTCTCACTTACACTTCCTGTATAAGTAATGTCACCTTTATTCACTATGTTCATATTATCATCAGATAATAAACCACTATCAGAAGTTTTTACTTCTTGGAAGTTTTCATCAATAAAGACTTCTCCGCCTTGCAAAGAATTATTAAATGGTAATATATAATGAGTTCCATTAAATCTATCTGCATCACTTATATTAAATACTTCACCATTGCCAATTACATTAACCTCTTCTCCAGGTGATGCTGATATATAAATATATATGCCAGGCCTTTCAATATTTTCTAATTTCAAATCTTCGTCATTGAAAGTGTACATACCACCCTTTAGTATAATATTCAATTCACCTTCTTCGTGAGTATTTAAGTAATTTGATATTGTATCCTTCAATTTAGAAAACTCTTCTTGGTTATTAATTATGATGGATGAAGAGTCACTGTAGCCATAGCTATTATTACCATTATTTATGGAATCTATAACATATTGTTTTGTTGCATATTCAGTTAAATTTACATTAGCATTAAATGTAAACCCTGTATCAGTCCAAACATTGTTTTCTATAGTGTATATACTCCAAGTGCTTTCTGAGTTTAAATTTCCACCGACAAATGCATATGTGCCATCTTCTAAAGTAGATTCCGGATATTTTAATTTAAGTTTTTCAAGAGTAGAAAAATATCCAAGTTGCCTATTTGTAGATAGCTTCTCTACTTTAGCTTGTAAATCAGTCAATATTGAATATATATCACTCTTTATGCTATTTATCTGTTCATTTTGTTTATTTACTGAATTATTAATAGCTGATAATTCAGTGTCTATATTATCTATCTGTTCTTCGAGTATATCCTTAACTCTTTGTATTTCTTCTGTAAGTCCTTTAATACTATCTGAATTAATCTCTCCCACTAATTTACCATTTGGTAATATACCAAAGGCTACTTTCCCATTTCTGTCTGCAAATGCAAATAAATATTTAGATTTAGTTTCTCCTAGAATATAATTGACTTTATAACTTAAATTTCTAAATAAAGAGTTTAATCCTATTGGATGTTCTATATCTCCATTAGGTAAAATAGAAAATATTATCTTATTATTTTTATCAATTACAGAAAATATATACTTCGATAATAATTTCTCCTTATCTACTTTATCCTTTAAATTAGTATTAATAGTTTCAATTGTTTCATCTAGAGTTTTATTTTCTTCGTTATATACTGCTTTAGTAGAAGTAACAGGATATACATCAGTATCTTGAATACCTCCTACTAATTCATTTTCTAAAATCTTCTTTATTTTTCCCATATTGTTATTGAATTTCAATTCTCCTGATGATTCTTAGAGATAGGAGTCTATCCTTTATCACCAAAAAAAAACAGCATAAAAGCACCATCTGATAATGGTTTTAGCCATGCCACATTATTTACAGGAGGTTCAGATACACTAATCACTATATCTTTACAATCTTCATTTTTTTTTAGGAAGTTAATATACCTGCTGTTCTCAATGCTGCCAATATGTCATTGACTTTACCTGCTACATTCTCAGCAGTAGCTGAATCAGTTACCAAATCTTCAATAGCTGATACTTTCTTCACTGCTCCTATTTGTGTAATAGTAGCTGCTGGTAATGGCAAGTTTACCACAGCAGAACTAATAATCTTCGTATTCACAGTATAAGTAAGCAATGTTACTTTTCCATCTTTTCTATCACTTATAAAGTATATAACAGTGGATGTTGAATCTGAGGTTCTTGTGTAAGTAATAGGACCAGTAGAGCCTGTTATAGTAATCTCACCACATTTATTTACTTTGCTTGCTGTAACATCATCAAGTGCCACATCTATATTTTCTGCTGTAAGATTGACTGTGTATGGCTCATTAGGACTTATATAATCCTCATTCTTAGTTATAGAACCATCAGCAGCAATATCATAATAAGCATCATTATCATGTGCAGTTACTACATGAGCAAATCCTCCTGTACTTGATTGATAAGTACCAACACCATATCCATAGTCAAGCTCTGTAAAGAAGAATCCTGCAATGCCCTGCAACTCTCTGAGATTAGCTTGCTTTACCTCATTACTATTGCCAATTTGGAGCTGTAGGCAAGTTAGCTTGCTATTTTGTAACTTCTTAATGTCATTATTAGCAGTGCCCATCTCTTTATCAAGGCTATCTACCTTCTCTTCAAGCTCTTGTATATCCTCATCTCTTCCACCTACCACTGAAGCCCATCCTTTGGCTCCGAAGAACTTCAATTCTCCTTTATCAAGCCATAGACTTTGGGGACTTGGTGCTTTAATATCTTCTACAATATCTCTGAATCTTCTCATTTATCTGATTTTTGAGTTGTTTTATTTATCTGCTTTTCTTTAAGTTTTGCATCAGACCTTGCCTTATCCTTATCAAACTCTAGCCTCTCTCTATCAAGCTTGATTCTTTCGTCAAATTGTCTTATTGACTCCATTAGCTTGTCCTTAGCCTCTTGTGAATATTCAGGTTCTATTATGCCATCATCTTCACCATTCTTGCTATAAGCTTGCATCTGTGCAATAAGAATCTTTGTCTCATTATCTCTTTGGTTAAGGACATTTTCCTGTTGCATTTTAGCCTGTTCCATCTGAGCCTTCTGTTCTATCTCCTGTTGCTGTACCTGCAATTGCTGTTGCTGAGCTTGAGCCTGTCTTTCTTGAATACTTCTTTCATCCTTTTCAACAAGTCTCTGCTTTTCAGCAAGTGAAGATGAACTGAATAACTTCATAATAGTTGAGAATGATAGAGTCTGGTTCTGCAATGCTGCCTGAGCTAAAGTATCAAGTTTTGAGTTTAATTCTTGAACACCATTGCTATTATCCACTACAAGACCATAATCAGCTTCTGCAAATTCATCACCATCTATCTCCATAACTCTCATTGAATTATCAGACAAGATATATTGGAACTTCTTGCTTCTGCCTCTTAATGCTATCTTAGCTGTTTCAAGCAAACACTCTAATGCCCTCTTCTTGACATCCTCATGTACTACAAATAGCCACTCTGTAATATGAGAAGATTGCATCATGCTTCTCTCTACTCCACCTACTGTCTCTCTATTACTTACCTGACCTTCTCTTTGCTTGGTAATGCCAGCAACTTCTGCCATTTCCATCTTGATAAACTCAAGAAGATTAATGTATTGCTGTATCTGATTACCATCAGAAGCTGTAATTACACCAGTAGAAGCATTGTTTAATGCACCTGCAAGTTTACCTGTAGCTGCACCTACATTACCTTCATTGAAGCTATCTTCTACTGCAAGACCCATAGTCTTTGCATAGTATAACCATTTCTCTACATCCCATCCCTTAGGTTTCTTGGCAAAATCTAATCTCACCAATGAACCCCAGTTTCTTGCTATCAGCTTATTTAATCTATCATGTATTGCATCATACAAATAGTTATATGGCTTCATCATATCCACCAAGCTGAATGGTCTGTTGTCATTAAGGTTATAAATAGAGCCTACAATTCCAAAGTGACATCTTGAAGGGTTACTCAGTCTGTTGTACTGAACTACTCTTGGTCTCATATTGACATAAATGTCTGTACCAATCTTAGTTCCTTCCCATGCTTCATTGATGTAGAATATCTGCTCTTCTTCTCCAGCATCCTTATCTATTACATAAGTCTCTGGGTAGAAGTTGAATACTTCTTCACCTGTTTGAGGGTCATAACTTCTTACCTTCTTAATCTTTCTTCTTGACTTCCAATATACTCTAAGTACTCTCAAGTTTCCTGCAACATCATAAGGAAGAAGGGAGTCATTAACTCCATCATATCCTCCTAATGGGTCCCAAAAGAATCCTTCTGTACTTATTTCATCTCCTATCATGTGGTTATTGACAAAGCCATATCTCTCATCAATGTTGTCCATAGAGTCTGTAGCAGCTTGACCTACATGGTCAGGCATTTTCTCTATATACTCCATGTCTTTCTTTGTCAATACATCATAGTAAGTATCAATAACCTTGCCTGGACTCCAATAATCTTCGAGGATTATCATATCTGCATCCTCAATCTTATTGCTATATCCTGACTTAAAGATTCTTACTTTGAGTGGATTCAATCTTTCAATAGTAGGTTCACCTCCTACAATATCACATTGATAAATCTCTTCACCAACTGCCATTGCATCCATGAAGCCTTGGTTGAACATTAGAGGGATATTCAATTCCTTTATGTAATGGTTTAATAGGGCACTTGCCCTTATTTCCCTCATATCCTGCCACTCATAGCTGTAATAGTCATTTATCTTTTCAAGCTCTTGATTAGCCTCTTCTTCTGACTGAGAAGTATTAGATACCCATTCTTGTAGCTTCTGTAGTAATTCTTGCTTCTTGTTATTCTCTATCTCTGTAATAGCATTGGGATTAGTAACTACTATCTTGAAGTCAAAGACTCTCTTGCTTTCCTCACCTCTAAGCACATTCAACTTACTATTCATAATAGGATAGTGTTGAATCCTATCAGGTATGAAACCTGCCTGTAGCTTTTCAGGATTCAGTATCATCTCAAGGTCACTCATGTGTAGTTTACCATTGAGCAAGTCATAGTTAATTTTCTTATGTATTACAGATTTTCTAACTAAGCTATAATTGAAGAAGGTCTTACTGTCTGCCCAATCCAAGTGCTTCTTCCTCCAAGCTTTATTTTTCTTACTGAAGGGAAGTTGCTGTGGAGGCAAATTTATCATTTCATATCCCATTATACTTCAATTTAATTACTGTGCAAAGGTAAGTAAAATCCTTGACCTATACAAGTATATAAGTAATTTATTAACCATCAGTCTCCATTTTTACTAAATTTACTGCCTAAACCTAAAGTCATAGTTCCTCTTGAAGAATGTGTCATTACCATCATAGCTATTATTAGCCCTCTCCTGCTTTTCCTTACTAACATCTCCTTGGTATCTTATCATTCTATCTTCCCTTAGAAGCATCAACATACCCACAGCAGATATTCTATCGAAGTTACCCTCAGAGTTGTAATTAATAAGCTCTTTCAGCAGTGCTCTGTTCCTTACAGTAAATAGTCTTGGAACCATTACCTCTTTCTCTTCTCCATCAATAGTTTGCATAATAGGAACTGGAGCTAATAGCCAGCTTCTCAATCTACTCCTTGCATAAGCATTAATGGCAGGAGAGGCATTAGTACCTTTTGACTTGTTACCATAGCCATCTTTCATCATCTGCTTTTCCTTTAAGAACTCAAGAACATCTGTAAGAAGATAGAGACTATTTCTTGTCGAGAAGTGAGAGAATAGACCTTTTTTATTGTACTCATAGTTCAGCCTGCCATTGTAGAATAGACAAAGCTTTCTACAAATCTCATAGTAATCATCAGCAAAAGGAGGTCTTCCAGTGTATTCAGCTACTATCCTATCTGTCCATAAATCCAGTACAAATATAGAACCTAAAGACATAGTATTTGATTCATCATCATCATAAGGGTCAGCACCTAATATATACCTATCATTGTATGGCTTGCCTGTATTCCTATCAATCTCAGGTAACTGATATATTTCAATAGCACCCTCTATCTTATTATCCTTATGTGGGAAATCCCTAATAGGTGTAGCAGAGGTAGGTTTGTACTCTATTTGACCATTTTTATTGAATACCAAATCACCTACATATACATCATCATACTCTATAGGATTAGCATCCAATTGACCTATTCTTTCAGTCAAGTCAGCTACAGGGAACATATTTACACCTGTCTTAACAATAGCTTCAGCAGGAGTAATAGGAACCTCAGCAATAGTCTTAATAATAGTATTAGGGTCAGTAGAATTGTACTTTACCCTATACCTATTCATAAGAATTTCAATTAGAGCCTTAATTACATCAGATACACCATTCTCATTATAACATCCTTTTCTATTTACATAGCCAGGAAAGAAGAATACAAAGTAAGGTTTACCTTGGTTGTACTTATCAAATACATTAGGTAAAGCATACATATTATAACCTTTAGGGTTATACATGATTTCCTGAGCACCAGCAAAGTCTGATTCATTATCACCAGCAGTACCTAACATATAGATTTGCCCAAAGACAATATCACCTTCCTGTACTGAAGGTAAAAGCACATTATACAAATCAACTAATCTTGGGAATGTACCAAACTCTTCAATAAGAATCTTAGCAGCTCTCTTACCTCTCAACTTAGACTCATCATCCTTAGATGATACTCCAAGTACTGTATTCTGAGTACCTTTTTCAATATCCAACTCTACATCCTTATACCCCATTATCCATGTCATTTCCTGCAAAGAGTTCTTTAATCTCTTTCTTGGAAACTGGGTATTAGTTGCACAGAAGTTAGCCATATCTACAAACTTGTTAAGGACACCATCCTTAGTAAGATACTCCTTCTGATAGGCAGTTACTATACCCTTTACCTTCTCATGTGCTTCCTCATTCTCACCTACCACAAAGATATGGTTAAGTATAGATGCAAGACTATATGACTTACCTTTACCTCTGGAAGCAAGCTCAGCCATGTGCTGACCTCCCTCAAAGTTATTATACAAGCCACCATTTGATGCTTGGTCTAAGCAATGGAATCTCCAATAGATACCTTCCCAACATTCAGGCAATGCCTCCACTCTATCAGCTCTTTTGGACTTTCTCTTCTTACCATTCTTATCCTTATACTCTCTAATCTTAGAGAGCATCATGGGAGAGTAGTTAAGGAACCAATACATATATCCTGTAACCCACTCTCCATCACTTTCTCTCACATAACCATCCCAGATTCTTCTTCTTTCCTCTCTTACCCACTTGCCATATTCACTATTAGGATTGGCATTAGGTCTAAGGTTGGTAAATGTACCATACTTTTCATAATGTATGGCAGATGGTCTGAAGTAATCCATATTCTCTAATATGTGAGGATTAGCCAAGTCTACAATGATTCTACCTCTATCATCTCTTGGTCTATCCTTAGCATATTCTCTTGTAGGACTTATCAATCTCTTGACAAACTCTACATTATTTATAATATCAAATAACTGGTCCTGAACTTCCTGAGGAAGGCTATTAACCAATTCCTCAGTTAGCTCAGTTTGATATTTATTCATTGGTATTTTCTGAAACTCCATTATATTCTCCCTTTATAACTGCTTCATAAAAATCAGAGCCTATCCAATTGAATATTAGTGTACTCAACATGATATTCATCTCTCTTAACATATTCTCTTCCTGACTATCAGGAACCTTAGCAGCATGTTGCACTGTTATCACTCTGTAAGATTTACCTCTCTTAGTAAACCAGAGAGTGTACCTGTAAATCTTATAAACCTTGAATGAGGAATGAGGCATGATTTCTTTCTGTAATACCATGTGCCCCACATTCTCAATTCCTCTCTCATTTCTCCTTGTCTCAATATGTTTATTAAGACCTTCTATAATATCTTCTGCTTTCATAGTTACAATGCTAAGTCATCCTCAAATATAGTCTTTTCTCCCTGTCCTCTCATCTTACCTGAACTTCTCATTTCAGAGTTAAGTGCTTTCTCAGCCTCATCCAAATCTCTAATGAGAGGTGTAATTTGTTTCACAATGGATGTAATCTCCTTGAACTCCTTAACCTCAAGACTGTCAAAATCCAACTCCCTTAGTTTTGCCCTAAACTTATTAACCATAAACCTCGTGTCTTCAAGGAGTAATGCAGAGATTGGCTTAAATGATTTATAAAATTCCATTGCTTCTGTTACTATCCTGTCTGGTTCCCATTTAGGAGGTAATCCCTCTCCCTCTTTAATAGCTTCCATTCTCTCCTTGTCATCTACAAGGTATTGATAGTCACTTCTTGGGTCACAAAAGAAGTATATGAAGCCAAGTTCCATAATAGCCTTATCCTTATTAACAGTCTTATCTCTTTGCCATATCTGTCTAAATGGTTTAAGAGCAAAGGCTTCCTCAGATATTACTATCTTGTAACCCTCATATTTGAATAATTTTATCATAACTTTTTTTTTCAAAAAAAAAGCAGTAGTTTTCACTACTGCCTTTCTATATATGAAGCCAACTTTAGTATGACTTCTTTGCTATCTCCCAGTAAGCCAAGAGCTGAATTACATCTTGAGCATAATACTCCTCTAACCTTTCCTGTAATATGGTTATGGTCTATACATAGGTTCTTTGTACTTCCACATACTTCACAAGCTTTTGGTAAAGCTTCATATTCTTCTTCAGTTAAATTATAATTATACTTAATCTGTGAGAGTCTAATTTTAGACTTATTTCTTTCAGCCCATTCTTTAGAGTAGTTTGGATGTTCTCTTCTCCACTTGTCTCTATAAGATTTGACTTTTGTTTTATTCTTATCTCTCCACTCTTTATGGATACTTTTTAATGTATCCTTATTCACATTATTGTAATTTCTACTGTAAGCATTTTTACAATCTTTGCACTTAGAATCAGAATACTTATGGATGTTGCCATTCTTATCTTTATAACTTCTAATGTAGAAGTTATCTATAGGCAAAGTTCTATTACAGCAAGAACAAGTCTTAAACAATAAGCTTTTTGTCTGGCACATATACTTGTGGCTGAGTATCTGGAATCTCTTCCCATTCATCAATAATGAAGTCAATATCCCTATCCTGTAGCAATAGACACTGCTTTCCATCCATCTCAACAACATCAAAATTGTAAGTAGTAACAGGATTGTCAGTTACAATTCCATCTTTAAGAGTGCCTGCTTGATGTTTTCTTACTGCAAACCTTGTAGGGTTTACACACACTATATCACCTACCTTTATATCTCTTACTGAACTACCTACTGCAAGCACAGTTTGATATTCTTTTAATCCACCCTGCTGCTTAGTAGTATCAATTAGACCACCTCTTGTAGTTACATCATGTTCATACTTATCCATTGTAGTGATAAGTGCAGTGAACATTGGCTTTATTTTCTTAACCTTCAACATACTCAATAACTTTTATACCATATTCTACAGCACAAGAGTGCTCAATCTTACAACCTCTATATTTGTCCCAGTCTTTAGCAAAATATGCAGCATCTGCCACAGATAATAGCTCAATTGATTTACCCAAGAGCCACAGAGGTCTTGCATCTACTGGTGCATCTTTGAAGAAGCTATCAATCACTTCTACATCATCATTGAGTACTGCCTTAGCCTCTTCCACAGCTTTGGCTCTTTCAGCTTCTATTTCTTCATTTGTCTTACCCTTCATGGGCTGACTAATAAACAGTTTCTTCATTTCTTCTCCCTTATCTGTTTAATAAACTTGAATCTCTTTTTCATACCTAACATCCTATCATAAGTGCAGGTCAGTTTACCCAGTGATGGAATGTTGAAATTTGTTCTTAACTTAGCAAAATCCTCTTCATTAAGATTCTCCTTTAATGGCAAGGACTGTATGGATTGGTTAATAAATAACCAAAATGCCTTATATGTTTTATCTACCACTTCTTTAGGTAAATTCAACTCTTCAGAAACCTTACCAATTATATCAGGATAATTCATTTCAATTCAAAAAGTAACAATAGTTGGAAAGTGCCAGTCTCTTCATCAATGTTGGGAATAAACCTTGAATTAATCTTACCATCAATGATAACTTTATTCTTCCTTAGCTTGCCCATAATTACCTGAAAGTGTGGGAGAGTGATATTACACTCTTCCCTTACTTTCTTCTTTGTATCTTCACTCATTGTAACCTTATCAAGTATCTCATTATCCTTGATAACTTTACTGAGTTCATATCTTTGCTTGACAAAGGATGTAATTACATCAATCTCTCTATCAGTTAGCTTATGAAAAGGCTCTAAAAATTCAAACCAATATCTAAAGAATTTACCATTTAATGAAGTGGGGATTCTAACTATGTTGTTAGCCTTCTTCATCATGTATCTTACTCTTCAGTTTTAATATCTGGTGTTTCCTCTTCCTCAACCTCTTCAGGAACTGTCATAAGCTCCTCAATCTCAGCAATACACTTCTCAAGGAAGTCTTGCTTAAACATATGTCCATTCTCTACTACCTTAAACAAGTAGTCAAGTCTCTTGAACATGTTACCCATATTAGCAGCTTGCAGCTTCATATATAACTGCTTAGCCTGCTCACTAAGCTGATGAGCTATGTTCTCTAACTGCTCATAAGACATCTTTTCAGGTCTCTCTGTTTCCTTTGTTGTTGGTTGCATCTCTACAACCTTTCCCTTCTGCTCTTCCATTTTAATTTGTAATTAAGTTGTTAATACTCTTCAAGGAATTTATGTCCATATCTATTCTTGTATAGAGTCTCCCACTCTTCTATTGAACATTCTCCTATATCAGTGGAGCCACACTCATCACAGTAATCTGAATCCTCCATTCTCGGAATGTTCCTAATATTCAATGATAGACAATGCTTGCAGTATAATACTGGCACTTCATTGTAATCATTAGGCTGATTTTCTGTGTTTAAGTTGCTCATAAATCATCTTCTTTCTTTCATTAATAGTCCTACTGTGATGTCCCTTTCTCTTACAAGTATTAGCCTTGTTATTGAAAGGTCTCTTAGGGAAGATAATACCATCAAGAGATACATGACCTCTTCTGATTGCTCTCCTTACAGACTTGAACTTGCTTACTGCTTCATAAGTTCTTAGGTGAAGAATACCTTTTCCATAGAAATCTCCCACAATATCTACTCTATTCTTCTCCATATAATCCTTGAACTCCTCTTCACTCATCAAGGGTCTCTCTATTGTCTTCTGCTCTTCCATTTCCATAATGTTTTTATCTAAAGTAGATTAATACAAACTGACCATTTTCTTTAAGTAGAGAAACTATATCCTCTCTCTTAATTCCTTCCTCATTGGCTGACCTTACAATACCTCTGATTGTAGTATCAGTTAATGCAGTCATAACTTGATGAACCTCTGAACCATTGGTCTTTTTGGTCCTTGTCATCTTTGCCTTTTCTATCTCTTCCATATTATCTAAATTAGTTGCAGAGGGTGGACTCGAACCACCAACACAGTATTACTGCTTCTCAAGGTTATGAGCCTTGCATGTTTCCATTACACTACCCCACGATGTATATTTGAGCAGATAGTGGGAATTGAACCCACACATTAACATTGGAAGTGTTACATACTAACCTTTATACTATACCTGCATTTTGAGCCTCTGAAAGGACTTGAACCCTCAACCATCTGAGTACAAAACAGGTGCTCTACCATTGAGCTACAGAGGCAATTGGTACTCCCACTGGGAGTTGAACCTAGACAACCATTGCTGATTGACAGATTTTAAGTCTGTTGTGTCTACCATTCCACCATGAGAGCATCTCTTGTCAATAAGGTCTTATATCACATAAGTGGAATAAGTAGTCATACTTATTGATATTCTGAATAAAGGTCTCACACTCAGATGCTATACCTTTATAAACAGTCTCTTGAGGAATCTTATCATAAAATGCAATAGTAGCAGACTTAACTTCACTAATAAAGTCAAAAGCATTCAGTGCATCACTTGGAGTTCCCTTGATAGCATTAGGTTGCATTTTACCAAGTATTCCCATATATCCTTCTGCAAGACCATCCTGATAGTCTGACAATATATCAAGGAACTCATCAAGATATACATGGATATTCTTCTTAGGTGCTGCCCAATGCAAGTTCTTACACTTAGTCTTCCAACCTTCAAGTTGATTTAAGAAGTTAATAAAGAACTGAGAACCAGATACTTCTGTACTTCTGCTTGATTCCATTGGAGTAAATAGGCTATCTTCTTCAAACATATTCTCTTATTTTGATGTTGCAAAGCTAAGTAAAATAATTGGAACTACCAAATATTTTCCTAATTATTTTTAGTACCCTCTAAGAGACTCGAACTCTTACACTACTATTACTTCATACTGGAGCCTAAATCCAGCGTGTCTACCAAATTCCACCAAGAGGGCATTATAAGTACTCCTGAAGAGATTTGAACTCTTACTCTTTTTCAAGCTCTTGCTTTTGAGGCAAGTGTGTCTACCAATTCCACCACAGGAGTATAAGTGGGTACTCAAAGAATCGAACTTTGTTCTAAGGATTTTCAGTCCTCCGCAATGTAACCATACCTGCCCAGCACCCATAAGTCAAGGACAAAGATTTCTATTGAAGTGGGAGTAAAAGGACTCGAACCTATTGTGTTTCTAATGTGCCAGATTTACAGTCTGTGCCCATCCACCATCTGAGCAGTACTCCCATATATATATTTATTACTCACTCCAACATCAAAGGAACTATATTCCAATTGGAATAGTTCCTGTAGGTGTCCAAGCATAAGTCTTAGCAGCTTGTCTAAAGTATGCTTTAGCACCTCTCTTAATTAATGAAATAACCTTTCTCATAACATTAAAATTTGGAGTTAATAATATGTTATGTTCCCCCATAAGGAGTCGAACCTTACTCTCAGGATTAAGAGTCCAGAGCATCCACCATCAATGCTTTGGGGGAATATTTGCCAAGGTTGAGGTTGTGCTCCCACAAGGACTATCTTTTATAGAACCCTTGGTATCCCAATTCCACTATTATTTATCACTATCCTATTAGTACTGGCAGAGGGGCTTGAACCCACATGCAACCTATTACCCTTTCTACTGTGTATAAGACAGGGGGGATATGCCAGTATATTGGGGTGTCAGATGGGATTTGAACCCATGCCATAAGGAGCCACAATCCTCTGCTCTACCTGACTGAGCTACTAACACAGTGCTGATGGAAAGACTCGAACTTTCAACTACTGCCTTATGAGAGCAGCCTTCTACCATTGAAGTACATCAGCTATTTCTTAAGAACTATTCTCTTGCCTCTACTACTTAAATATTTTCTAATCATAGTTGGCATACAAGGAATTGAACCTTGATTACTACCTTATCAGAGTAGCTTCCTGACCATTAGAAGATATGCCAATATAGCAGGTAGTGGATTTGCACCACTGGTCTCCCCATTATGAGTGGGGCAAGATTACTACTTCTCCAACCTGCTAAAACATCAAATCATTGATTACTTCTCCTTATTGCACTCAGAGAACTTTCAGAAATGATGGCATCAAGTATTGCAAGCTACTTGACTGAACTTCTTGCAAAAGTTCTTGCGGGGAAGGTAGGACTCGAACCTACTCTCTTCTGATTAACAGTCAGTAGCTTGTACCATATAAGCTCCATCCCCATATGTTGCTCCTATTAGAATCGAACTAATGACCTTTTCCTTGTAAGGGAACTATTCTAAACCACTGAACTAAGGAGCATTGATAGGGTAGTTTCTTTAACCTCTAACTACCCAAAAGAGGGTCCAAGCAAAAGCTCAACATTATGAAAACATGAAAACATAGTGTGGAGAATGAGGGACTTGAACCCTGAACTCCTCCTTGCAAGGGAGGTGTGTTAGCCAATTACACCACAAACCCCATTAGTATAGTAGACAGGACTTGAACCTGCATCCCAAATGCAGTGCCCCACCAATTAGGCTACTACTATATATTGCGGAGAGCAGTGTACTTGAAACACATACCATTGCTGGTACAATCTGTTTAGCAGACAGTCCCTAAGACCTCTTAGGTTTACTCTCCATTTGCCTACCTACCTCTGTAGGATAGGACTTTAGTAGATTAAAGGTGGATTAGCAGGATGTGGGAGAATTGAACTCCAATCTCCTGATTGACAGTCAGGCACATTAACCACTATGCTACACATCCTAAATTGTAGAGCTATTGGGAATTGAACCCAAATTTCTGCCTTGAGAGGGCAGTTACCTAACCATTAGTAGATAGCTCCATTTATTTGTATTGGGTATGGGACTTAACCACTTCATCTAACCCAACATTTAGTACCCTCTATAGGAATCGAACCTATATTCTAAGTTTAGAAGACTCATGTACTATCCATTGTACTAAGAGGGCATCTTCTCTATTACTATTGTTACCCCAATAAGACTCGAACTTATGTTACAGGAGCCAAAATCCCGTGTAATAACCAACTATACTATGGGGCAATAAAAAAGGAATGTTACCTTAAAACAACTGGTTAAAGTAACATTCCTAATAAATGGAAATTTCCTAAAACCAATTTTCCTTAATTGCACTGCGAAGGTAAGTAAAGTATTTGAATTGTGCAAGCTTTTCTCCAATTATTTTCAATTCAAGTATCATTTTCTTGTCTTGAAGGAGTAAAGTTAGGCTTGATTTTAGGTCTTATCTATATTCTTTCAAGTAATTCCTACTAACTTGTTAGCCCAAGATTCAGTATAAAAACTGAAGTAGTTCCATTTAATTCCTATCTTACTACATAGGTAATGTACTATGTTATGTAGTAGTGATGGGATTCCTATTACTATCAAATATAGTGGACCCAATATATCAGATTGCTTACTATGACCACATTCATGTTGAATGGACTTTTGTGATGACATAGGATTCACAAAGAGATAATCTCCTAAAGATATGGCTGAAGGTAGAGTAATATTCACTATAATAGTGTTACCATCTGCCTTACCTTCTCTATATGCAACTTGACACAATACACCCTCTATACATAAAGAAAGTATATTCTGTGGAAACTGCCATAACCATTTAATAGAATCCTTAATGTAATTACCTATCTTCTTCATTATTGTATATAGTAATATCCCTGAAGCTTTTTTATGGCTTCATAAGAGTTATTTCTAATCTCCTTTTAACTACTAACTTCATTAGACCCGTTCTTGATTATACCCCTATAGCATGATTCCCTGTGCATTTTCTCAGGTGGATGTGCTCATGCAATCTAATTTATATAGTAGCAATTTTAGTAGTATTGGGGACAACCTCCTCTCTATGTAAGTGTGAGAGTACTAACCCAACTTCTGACCCATTACCTTTTAACCTCATGGGTGAAAGGTTAATTCCACCATTAACCTCTACTAGGATGCAAAGGTAGATAAAAGTTTTGATATATGCAAATATATAAATGAAAAATTTATAGGAAGAATAATTTTCTCCTTTTTTTTTAACTGCCTTTCCCACCTTTCTAATTAGTATAGGGGTGATTTTGATCCCCCTCCTCCTATCTACTTTCTAATTTTTTTTTCTAATTTTTTTTTTCTGTAATATTTTTATGAGTGATTGTTACACCTCCCCTACCCTCCCCATTACTTAGCCCAAAGGGGTCCTACCCCCGTAGCTAAAACAATTTTACTATTAACAAATTAACATTTTACCATTATGGAAAAGAATCTTATTTTCAATGACACTCTGACAGTTGAACAGTTCAAAGCAGCAATGAATGTATCACACATTGATGTGAAGAAGAATCCTAAGACAGGCAAGCTCTTCTTCACCTATGGTGCAAAGACAGGTGCAGTTGCAGTCAAAGGCATTCCACAGCATCCTATGCTGAGTAATGTCACTGGCTCTGATGGTATCTCATTCTGGCTTCTTCATGAGGAATGTCAGGGAGGTGCACCTATATTGGCAAGCTTCTAAGGGATTGCAGGCTTTATGCCTGCTTTCCTTTTTATTTCCTCTAAGCATTAATAGTGTTTAATCCTTTGAACATTAATAGTATTTGTGTGTAAAAGTTATATGAGTAAGCATTAATATGCTCTTAGTATAACTCTAAGATATGTTACACATTATATTATATGTGAGATGATCTAACTCTGTTAATGTATAGAGTGAGATGAAGTATGCCCTATTTACATTTCTTCATGACAAGAAGATAAGAGATGTAAGTAGAGTATTTAGGAGTTCAGTATACTAGGTAAGTAGGATAGGGTAATAGATGTAAGTAGAGTAATATATGACTGTTTTTATTGTTACAGTTTATATGCAAAACTACACTCTAACAAGCAAACAATCAAACAAACACACATTAATTGTTGTTAAATGTCTTCAATTGAGTACCAATAATATAGAGGTACTGCTGAAATTGTGTGCAGATGTAAAGAATAGTACACTACTACAGGACTGTGGTGAGAGTTACAATATCATTGATATTAATCACTCAATAGACTTAGTGATGATAGAAAGAACAGAATCAACATAAAATTGCACAGAGAGTAAGAAGGTTTTGAAACTAAATATATTAGGTCAGAATTAAGGCATATCAAAGACAGCAACTAATATTATATGATTTTAGGAATCAGGAAGTATTAGTACAATGTAGGAATCAGGAAGTATTAGTACAATGGCAGTACATAACTCAATTGCAGTTATAATGATAGTTCGAGTCTATCATACTTCCCTTTTATCAACCTTAAACAAACAATCAAATGAGCAAACAAGCATTTTACAATGGCATACTTTATCAGATAGAGTATCAGCCACAACTATCCAATAAAGCTATTGCATCTATCATGGAAGATGAGCCTGGTTACAAGCAAGGAGAGATATGGAGTGAAGGATGGTATAGTATAAAGAACAAACAAGAGCCATCCATGCTTAATGCTCTTCATGTCTACTATGAGTTCTCATACAATGAGGAACTTGATGTGTATGTATATACTTTTGTTAGACCTTATGATGATTAAACTATGGCAAGAAAACATACATATCACCGAGAAAACTGTGATTGTTTCATAAGAGAAGTCATAGTAGATGTCTATGGGAGAACAATAGTTCTGGGTGGACAACATGCCTTTGAATGGTCTATAACTATTCACACAAGAGAAAGAATAATAAAGACTGTTTATCCTAATGGCAGAGAAGCAAGAAAAGAGTTCTACAAATATAAAAGAAAGAAGTGATGGATTTATTTATATACTTATTAATAGGCTTACCATTAAGCCTACTCTTTCTTTATATCATATTTGATATATTAAACGGGGAATAGAATAGTAATGAACAGATTAGATTGGACAATAAAATGAAAAGACTCAGGATTATACTTAAAGGAGTGTTATTATGGATAACAACCTTTGCAGTTATACTCTTCATGTCAGGAGTAGACAGCATTTATGACAATGGATATTTTATACATTCAATTACTGTGTGTGTAGTATTATGTTATGCTTGCTACAAGCTAATATCTGAAGAAGAATTGGAAATATTGACTTTCTATAAATGGTTTAACAAAATAACAGGAGAAGAATCATGTGAACAATAATTGTAATTTTCACAGAAAGGAAGCTATCTCTCAATACTGTACAGTATGCAGGTGTTGTGTATTTCAGGAATCAAGAAGATGCAATCAAAGCAGTCAGGATTTTGGGTAAAAGAGTAAAGAGTCTATTTAACTAATAGAATTAAATTCATAACAAATACTGCTGGTCTGTGAAGATAGGCAGTATAAATACTCTCATAGTTCAGTGGATAGAACAACTCTCTCCTAAAGAGTAGACACAAGTTCAAGTCTTGTTGGGAGTACTGGGGTATTTACTCATATAAGGTAATTTGATTGTTTTTAGGTAAAGGATTTTTAGTTAGGGCAATAGCAATATTGCTACAGGAGACTGGTATGTGAATATAGGTCTTCTTTATGTCTCCATAGCTCAATTGGATAGAGCAACAGTAATAATGGCTCCTTAGCTTAATGGATAAAGCCACTGCCTTCTAAGCAGTTGAGTCCCAGTTCGAGTCTGGGAGGAGTCACTAACAATTAGAATGAACTAATCTGTGACAGTTTGCACATAACAACTGACATTTTGATAGTTCTTCTAAGATTCTATTATCAGAGAATAGTCTAAGTTTAGACCAGCTATATTCCTTTGTATTAGGGTCAGTATGGTGAAAATCGAAGATGGAATAGTTAGACTCTGTAAGTTTAATGTGACAATGTTCACATTCTCCACCAAGTAGTCTAACATATTTCTTCTTTCTTTCAATCCATCTATCTACACATAGTTGATTAAAACATTCTTTACATAAACTCATAACTTCATGTTTATGTCCTTTCTGTGAATAAAATTCACTGATAGGCTTCTCTGATTTACATTTAGAACAAATTTTGGTTTCCATATCTATATTATTTATAGTACAAATATAGGAAAAATATTTCTATCTAACAATATTATAAGTAAGATATTTATGTCTAACCATTAATATACTTCTAAGCTGTAAGTTGTGAGTTCAAGTCTCACTGGAGATACAATGGTGGATTTAGCTCACTATTTCTACTAAGCAGTGGAACCTGAAGAGAAGCAAAATGTGATGCTGGTAGGTAAGCTACTGTTTCTTGTTTTAGCTTGCACTTTGTTCTTAGAAAAGAATCAAAGCAATATGTATCTAACTGGTCATAGGTGCATGCTGGTACTACTTCATGGGGCATGATTGGTTTTGACTACTGATTATTTGGTAAGAGAACATGTAAAGACTGATGGAAAGACATCAAAACAATAACTGACAACACTTATAGAGTTGCAGCCTAAATAGGCTAAGCAGCACTTGCTTGGAAACAGAAAGGTGCAAAATAAGAGGTTATGTTACAGACTGAGGATTCAGTAGTAGAAATACTTGCGCATATTAAATTAGCTTAAAGTGGCTATGCCTTTAAAAAGATTTCCCTGTTAGATTAAATAGGGTGGTGGAACTGTTGTCATCCAGACAATCCCAGTGGGTAACTGACCACATTAAAAAGTAGTAAGCATGTGTAATTCTTTTATTAAAGGTTGGTAAGACAGGGGTTCGAGTCCCCTATGCTCCACAATTAATAAACTAATAATTAAATTATCAAATGAGTACACTTAGGAAATGGACTGAGGATGAAGAGAAAGTAGTCATCAGTAGAATTGAGGCAAACCCTAATAACTTGCAAAGAGCATTTAGGGAAGCATCACTTGAAATTGATAGAACTCCTATTGCTATTGGATGGAGATGGCACCAAGGAGGACTGAGAGAAAGGAGTGGTAAACTCTTTATGACTTATGGAAGAAAGGGAACACTCAATAGTAATAGAAAGAATGTATCAAGCAATACTTCTGACAATACTATAAGGACAAGAAAAAGTAAGTGGAGAAGAATACTTGATATATTATTTGAATAAGTAACTAAAAAAAGTATGTTTTATGTATTAATGTTTGAGTTCATGCTATTGGGAGTAATAGGTGGACTATTAGGTATATTCTATCCTTTGTACCTATGGTTAAGAGTGGCAATAGGTTCTTACATTTTATAGCATATCCATTAGGATTCTGCATCTATTGTAGTACCTTTTGGATAACCATGCTCATTCTTATACTCTTCTTGACAAGCTGGGATTCACTTCCTAAGTGGCAGGATATTGTAATAGGAATTATAGCAGCAGAAGGTGTAGCTCATACATGAATAACTAAAACAGTAAGATATGCAAAAGGATTTAGTTTTCTTCAAGAAGGAAGGTGAAGAAGGAGTAGCCCTCACTTCAACTTCAGCCAATCACATTGCTAATATGGCAAAGGAGTACATACAGGGTATGGAAACACAACTTAACAATGTGTCTTTCCTAAATGTAGAGGTTGGATTGATAAGTGCTAATGCACATAATGTCATACAAGAGGGTACATCAAGGGAGGTGTTAAGCTCAATACCTTCCATGCTTGAGAGTATTGCACAGGCAAAGTCACTCATAGCTTGGCTCAGGGAGGCTATCAAGGCTAAGAATGACTTGATAAATGGACTCCAGTCTGTCAGTCTTGATGACTGGTGTGAAGAGAATGGAGTGGAGAAACCACTGTCACCTGTGGCTCCTCATGTACTGACAGAGCAGGAGTATTATGCTTCTCTTCCTATAAAGGAGAGGAACAGATACTACCAGCTTGAGACTGTGGCTGCTGTAATAGGCAAGTACATACATCCTGATGGTGTATTGTCTGATGAGAGGAAGAAACTCAAGGATAGAATACAGCATCCTCATCAAGTAGATGGTAAGGGTAGAGATGCTCTTATCTATACCTATGAGCCTTCTGTAAGTGCAGAGGATGTAGACAATACTTTCTATGAGTTGCAGAAGAAGCACAGAGAGGTACAGGCTCAACTGAACTCTATGAAGCATGACTGTGAAGTGGCTATTGAAGAGTCTACAAACAAGTCTAACACAGGATATGCTGTGGCTTCAAGTGAGTATAGAGAAGCACTCAAGGTTATTATGCTTTCCTTCAAGACATGGAAGGATGCAAAGTCTCAAGAGTATAGCAAGCTGAAAATTGCTGTACCTGACTCACTGCTTGGTATATACAACACTGTAAATTCATTAGGTAAGTAAATGTAGGTCTTAGGGTATTTACTCTTAACTGCATTGAATACACACAGTGGATGCTATTTGTGTAAATATAATAATGAAAATTATATCTGCAAAATATAATTGAGTAGTGCTTTGCCATTACTTATGACTGCCATTCCGAGAAATATTCTGCCCTATGAAGCTTGATTGTGGAGGGTTGTTCTTGCTTTGGATGGGATGGCAGGTTCTTGCTTTTGATATAGTCATTGTTATAGTTAGCATTTACTGTGTGTAACTTACTGTTTTTATTCACTTTCTAAAAAAAAAGATGAAAGAAAAAGAACAGAATCCACTTGAAAGAAAGTTGGATGAGCAGTCATTTGAAAATGCTGCAAAAGCCATTAAAGGTGGCAAAGAGAATGGTAGTTTGACCTATGTTGAACTTGTTGAAAACTTGGTGGAAAGCTACAAAGGTAAGACAGTGCAAGCACCTGTTGAGGTGATTGTAACAAGTGCAATATTCTTCAATGTGAGAGAGTTGATGAGTATTATTGAGGTCTTAAAACATACTCTCCGCATTAAAATGGTAGAGGAGTTGAAAGAGAAGGCAGATAAGGGAGAGGCTACAGTAAGAGATACAATGGCTGCTCTTATGCTTGCTGCAATTATGAAGAAAGAATCTGAAGAAGATTAATAAACATGAGTGAAATCAAATTAAGTCTGAGTATTGAGCTTCAAGGAAGCACAATGTTCAGCAAGGAGGAGTGCCTTAAAACAACTCAAAAGGTCATTACTACAAAGAATGGTAGAAAGAGAACAGTAACAAAAGCAGTTGAGGATTGGGACAAGATGAATAAGCACACTATAAGAGTGACTGATACAAATGGCACCAATCCAGAGATTATCACTTTCCATACAAGGAAGTGCAAGCCAGCTACACAGTCCCTGAACATAAGCAAAGAGGCTTATGAATATATGATTGACAAGGATTTTTGTCCTTCATGGTCTAAGCCTGGCAAGTGGACTGCAATGAGTGAAAAGGAAAGACTTGAAGCTCATTTGCAGAGAACAGTAGAACATCTTAGGGGTGCTTCATACACTTATCAAGTGTTTGAGGACTAACTGGATATGTTCTCATAGTAAAGGACAAGGGTATTATCAATATCCTTATCCTTTTTTTACAACCTACTAAATAAGCAGGATAAAACTAAGAGACTATGGGATATATTCCTAAATTTATACATTTTGACCATTTCATTACTGTAGAGTATCCATTTGGTGTTTATTGGAAGCATAGTTATATACAACAGAGTGCAGAAGCAATCTTCAATACATATAAAGAAGATATTGAGGAAGGTACAAGCATTACTTTTGTAGCAAGAGGCACATCAGGAGCCATGATTGCAGGTGCTATGCTTAATGAGTTACACAACATTAACCCAGCTACTAAGACCTATATCCTGATTGTCAGGAAGGATAGTGATACAAGTGCTCATTGTTCTTCATTAAGAGGAATTGATGAGGTTGGTACCACGAGGTTTATAGTTGTGGATGACTTTATAGCATCAGGTGAAACCATTGAAGCAGTTATACAAGCCTTAGATGAACAGCTTGGGATATTTCCTCATCCTACTAATAAGTATGATATGCTTTGTATAAGTAACTTTGTTAGTGCAGAAACATTAAAGAAGAACTCATATAGTGATTACAGGAAATGGAAAGGAATTTGTTCAAGATTTGAATATGTAGTATGTTGCCCTAAACCAGAATAGCATGACAGCATTTAATGTGTTACTCCTCATTGTGCTATGTATTTGGGTTATTGTAATATATAATAAGTGCTCTCCTAAGATTGATATAGTCACATCAAGGAATAGGCACATTGTACTATTATGGTATAACAAATGGTATTGGAATGGGGAGTGTAGGAGAACTTACATAAAACTGTTTGAAGTATGATAGAATTTACACTTAATAGAAACAGGAATGGAAAGAAATCAAGATGGGCTAAAAGGTACCCAAGGAAGAGGATACTGAAGAGAGGTAGTGAAAAAGCTGCTGGATGGTATTTTCACAATTGGTATGATGATGGCTATCATTATTTTCATGGAGATTTACATAAGTTCCTGTTAAAGAATGTAGGCAGACCAGTAGATAAAGTATTTTCTGAGTTCTTGCAAAGGTGTAGGAGAGGCACTGAGAAGTATAATCTCAGAGAATGGTTCTATGATATGTTTGAAGAAAAAGAGAACATAGATTATAGAGGAGGATTCTACTTATCTAATGGTATTATTAACTACAAGAAGAAGAGCAAAAGACCTAAAGGTCCTTATGTTCCATCACCTTCTATATTATCACAATTCAATACTCAGAATCTTCCGAGTAAAAGAGAGTTGTATAATATATGTAAGAAGGCTGAGGAGACACATGAGAAGCAGCTTCTTGGTACATTCTACATCTCAACTGGTTTATACAAATCAAGAAAGGCTGCAGTCTATGTAGCAGCAAAGTCAGATTACAAGGCATCTTACTTTTATATGAGGATTGCCAAGATAAAGGAAATAGGCATAGGAGTCAGATTTTGGGTAAGTAAATCTCAGGATGGGAAACACCTGATTGACCCTTATTATACCACCTGTTCTGAATACAAATGGTCAAATAACAAGGAGTTGCCTGACTATGTATTTCTGACTAAAGAAGAAGACTAAAGTCTCACTGACTAAGCAATATAAGTTTAACAAACAAAAGAAGTATGAAACAGAGAGTATTCAACATACTCATCTCCTTTGCAGTAGGAGTACTTGGGGTAGTACAGGTACTACCCTACTTGAAGGAAGATGAACCACCTGAAATAAAGGTGGTACACATAGTTAATGAGGAGCAACCAGACTTCTTCAGTAAATCACCTCAAGAAGGCTTGATAGAAGCATTGGAATATTATGGGGTCAAACATCCTCAGATAGTCTATGCACAAGCTGTACTTGAAACTGGTCATTTTAAGTCAGACTTATGTCTGAATGGTAATAACCTGTTTGGATTGTATAACAGCAAGAAGCACAGGTATTATACATTTGACCATTGGACTGAGAGTGTGGTTGCATATCTTGACTATGTGCAATATAGATACAAACCTCCGAATGATTACTATAAGTTTTTATCAGACATAGGGTATGCAGAAGACCCTAACTACATTAACAAACTAAAAGGAATTGTAAAACAGAAATGACAAGAGAAGAACTTGAAATAATAACTGGGGTGAAGATAAATTGACTGAAAGGGAACAATTCTATGTGGATAGCCTACATCCTGAGTATAATACTGAGCTTACAGTTGCTAATAAAGTTTTGTTATGTAAAGTAAATACTTTGGAAGAAGCAGCATCCTATGTTGGAGGCTCCATACAATCTATCAGTTGGTGTTTAATTAAAAGCAGAAATCATCTGTATAAGAAAAGGTTTTATTTAACAAGACAGTTATTATGAAAAGAGAAGAGATACAAAAGAAAGCTCTTGAAGTAGTTGATAAGAGCAAGTACATGATTTTAGAGCTTATCACTGGGTATGGTAAGACCAAGGTAGCAATAGACCTCATTAATCATATATGTGATAGGGTATTCAGGAATGATGAAAGCCCTACTACTATACTTATCCTTGTAGCTAAGACTGTGCATAAGCAGACTTGGAAGGATGAGATTGAGAAATGGGGAGGTATCAAGTCTGACTATATTACCATTGAATGCTATGAGTCACTAAAGAACTATGAGAACTCATACTTTGATGTAGTAGTGGCAGATGAGATGCAGCATTTGTCAGAAGCAAGAATTGATGTATTGGAGACTATCCATATCAATGAGTCTTTCATTGGATTGTCTGCCACTATTAAGAGGGACATGAGGGATTATTTCATCTACAACCATAAGGCTGAGGTCATTAAGTGTGGTCTCAAGGAAGCTGTAGAAGATGAAGTATTGCCTGAACCTACAGTATATCTACTGCCTTTGACTTTGGACACTACTAATTATACCTATAAGGTTAAGAGGTTTGGTCATGATATAATCACCACTCAGAAAGGTTGCTATAATAGTATCTCTTTACTTATAGAGTGGTACAAGAATAAGTACTTTAACTCAAGAAATGAGAGGATAAAGAACTTATGGCTTTCAACAGCAGGCAAAAGGCTGAAGTGGTGTGCTGAACAGAAGGAAGCCCTTGTATTATCTCTTCTTGACAAGTTCAGGAATTACAAGACTTTGACTTTCTGTAGTAGTATTGAGCAGTCAGAGAGGTTAGGTAAATACAATATCACCTCAAAGAACAAGGCTTCAGTGAAGAACCTTGAGATGTTTAATTTTAACAGGATTAAGCATATTACTGCCTGTAATATACTCAATGAAGGTGTGAACTTGACTGATTGTAGGATAGGTATATTCTGCAACTTGAATAGTTCGGAGATTATAGTAAAGCAAAGAGTTGGTAGAATACTTAGACACAAATCTCCTATTATCATCATACCTTATTTCAAGGATACAAGGGAAGAGGAACTTGTACAGAAGATGATAGAGGAGTACTCTGAGGATTCTATTATAAGTGTTGATAGTATTAATGACATTAAGCTATGACAATTTGTTTAAGTAAAGAAGGATGTCAGAAGAACAACATTAGTCTTGCTGAGGCTCTCTTGATGCTTGCCATCCATAATAATGCTGACTTTGATACAGCTCAGAAGGAGCTGATTAAGAAGGGCTATATAACTGCTGATAGGAATGACTTATTCCAACAGATTGGATGGAGACTTACTAATAAAGGCACTGGGGTAATAGATTCTGTGATTGTAGATTCTGATAAGAAGCAGGAACCTAATGACAGGTTAATTCAGTTGGCTACAAGGCTCAAAGAGATATTTCCTAAAGGCAAAAAAGATGGCACTAACTATTATTGGGCAGATGGAGTAGCTTTGATTGTACGAAGATTAAAGTTATTCTTTAAGAAATATGGAAATACTTATACTGATGGGCAAATCATACAGGCAACCAGTAAGTATGTGGAAGGTTTCAATGGAAACTATACATATATGAGGTTATTAAAGTATTTCATATTCAAAGAGAAAGTTGGTGCTGCTGGTGAGGTTGAGGGAGACTCAGAATTGATTAGTTACATTGAGAATGCTGGTCAAGAAGAGAATTTAAGAAATGATTGGACTTCTACAATTAACTGATTATGAGTAGATTTAAGCAAGTAATGGGAAATCTGAGGTTAAGGAGGGAGAGAGTTCTTAATGGACTTTATAATTGTATTCCTTTCCCTTTTCCAAGGTTTAGAGCATGGGTCCCAGGCATTGAAACTGCTAAGTTCATAGTGGTGACTGCCAATCAAAAGGTAGGTAAATCAAAGTTCTGTGATTACCTGTTTGTATATGAACCATTGTTCTTTATATTGGAGCATCCTGGGATGAGAGTTAAGGTTCTCTACTTTACTTTGGAGATGAGTCCAGAGGAAAAGTATAATGAGTTCTTGTGTCATCTATTGTTTAGATTGGATGGAATAGAGGTATCTCCCACTGAACTGAAAAGTACAGATAGAGACCATCCTATTGATGAGAAGATTCTTGAATTACTTGAATCTGATAAGTATCAGAGATATATCAGGGCATTTGAGGATATGGTTGAGTATATTGATGACCAAAGGAATCCTACAGGAGTCAATAAGTACTGTAGGGACTATGCCTTAACTCATGGACATCTTAACTTCAAGAAAGGTAAGAGGAAAGACCCTATCACAGATGAAATCATAGATGCAGATATGGTAGATGATGATAATCCTTATACCCCAAATGACCCGGAGGAAAGGAGGATAATCATCATAGATAATGCCTCAAATCTATCTCTTGAAAGTGGATTAAAGAAGATGGAAACTATTGATAAGATGAGCAAGTATGGTATTACTCTCAGAAATCAATTGAAATTCATCTTTGTGTTGATTCAGCATCAAGCACAGGCTCAAGAAGGTATTGAGAACCAAAAGCTGAATAAGCTTAAACCATCTTCTGATGGTCTTGCAGATTGTAAGACTACTACCAGAGATGCCAATATGGTTATAGGTCTCTATAGTCCATTCAAGTATGGACTAAGAGAGTATGAAGGATATGATATAACCAAGTTCAGGAACCATATAAGGTTCATGGAGGTGATTGAAGATAGAGACTATGGAGCAAATGGTCAAATCTGTCCTTTATTCTTTGATGGTGCGGTGAGTACATTTTATGAACTCCCAAGACCTGATGATAGAGAAGCATTACAGAGAGTATATAACTATATGGAATCAAGGAAGAGCAAAACTGCCAAGACTTTCTTTAGTTATGGAATAAATAAAATGAATAGAAAGTTGCACAGGTGGAAAATATTTCATAAGTTTGCAACCCTTTTCAAGTAAAAGTAACACTATAAAACAAAAACAATGGCAAAGATTTTAGTTTTGGCTAAGTCAGGCTTTGGAAAAACCACTTCCTATTGTGGTAGGGAGAAGTTAGGTATTAAGGGGCTTGACCCAAAGGAAACTTATGTTATCCAGTGTATTGGTAGGGGTGTTTCTAACCCTAACTTTAAGCTGATTGAAGGTAGCATTGGAGTAGAGAATGTAGGTAAGCCTATACAGAAACTTGTAAATGCAAATGCCCTTGGCACAGGCAACAGAGTGCAAGTAGATGGTCTCACAGGTCTTGACAGATTTGCAGCAGTAACAGAGATTATCAATATGTTGAAGAAGTCTCCTTTCAAGAACATTGTAATTGATGACTTCAATTATCTTGCACAGGATTTCTATATGGCTAATGCCATGAAAGGTGGATGGGATACTCCTAAGCAGATTGGTTATGGGATGGGTCTCATCTTTGATGCCTTCAAGGGGCTTCCTGAGGATAAGAACATTATCTGCTGTGCCCATTATGAGGAGTATAAGGATAAGAATGGTGATTCCATTTCTTATAAGTTCAAGACCACTGGAAAGATGGTTGATGACTATATTACTCCTGAGGGTAAGTTTGATATTATCATCTTTGGCAAAGTAGGATATGATGCAGAAAACAAGAGACCTGTCAAGCACTTTGTCAAGGAGTTTGATGGAGAATATCCTGCTAAAGACAGTCTTGGTGCATTGGATGACCTTCCTGATGAGATTCCTAATGATTTGTCTATAGTAGTAGACAAATTGAGGGAGATTTATGGATAGAAATGAGACTGTAAGAATATCAAGCTTTGCTGCCTTATCCATTAAATAACATGGGGCAAGAAAGAAAGTTATTACAAATCTTTTAATAGTAAGAAAATATGAAAACATTAACAGTAAGACAGTTTGCAGGTGTAAAAAGAATTGCACAGAATGTTAATCCTTTGGTAGTGAAGAAGAATAAGATTGCTGCCAAGATTGATGAACTCAATGCAGAGTACAATGCTCTGACTGAGGAGATTGAGGGACATGAGATGGGTGTCAAGGCTTTGACAGATGGTCTCACAAGTGAAGACTTGGTTGTCAAGAAGGTAGAAGATACTGGTAAGGTTGATAAGGATGGTAAGCCTGTAAAGGTTACTAAGTATGAGCCTAAGGCTGGTGTAGTAGTATTCAATGAAGAGGCTAATGTATATGAGATTCATGTAGAAGAGCCTACTATTGACAATGTTGCTCCTGAGACAGTAGATGATACTGAGAAGGCACCTGAGACAGAAGTAAAGGCTGGTGAAGAGGCTCCTTTTGACCCTACTAACCCCTTCAATGATGGCACAGAGGCTGGTGACAAACTGCCTTTTGAGGAGTAATCAAAAGAATTAGGGATATGGAAAGTTGGATAGAAGTAATTGATGGATACAAGGTATCAAATCTTGGGGAAGTTTATAGCACAAAGACTAATAAGATACTAAAGAAACATACTGATAGGTATGGATACTTATATGTTGGAGTGTATATAAATGGGAGGTTGAAGTTTAAGAAGGTACATAGGTTAGTTGCCAAAGCCTTTCTTAGTAATTATTCTGATGACTTACAAGTAAATCATAAGAATGGGCTTCCACAAGAGAAATTGAGCAAACACTTGGATTCTCAAATACTTCTATCTCTGCTTGTTGTAGAGGATTATCATTCTAGTAAAGTATATCCTGTGCATCAAGCATTTGGTTATAAGTGGAAATATAAAAATAATGAATAACATGAATAAGAGAAAAGTTGGATATGCTTTTATGGCATTTAGTAAAGGAACAGAGAGTAAAGAAGGCAATGCAGTAAAGAGATATACAGGTGTAGCTCCTGTATTTGTTTTGGCTGTAAATCCTAACAAGGCAGAGTTAGAGAAACTCTATAATACCCAGCTTGAAAATGACCCTGAGTATTTGGGTGAAGTTGAGGTAGGTGAGGACAAGCACAAGGTACAGAATGTCAGACTTGATTTCATTGTTAAGACTGATGCTGAGAAGTGTGGTGGTATTGAGTTTACCACTAAGGTAGCTTTCTTCATCAGAAAGGAATACAGATACAATAGAGACCAGACTAAGGTACAGGTAATTGATAAGTATGGTAGAACTGCTTGGGTTACTGTAGAGCAGGCTAAGGCACATGAAATTCCTGTATATAAGAATGGTCCTGCCAATATTGATAAGGACTACAGACCTGCTTATCATGGTGAGGAAGAGCTTACTAACTTCATCAAGGCATACCTCAACATTCCTAATGTAATGAAGTATGTCAATAATACTTGGGTTATGGTAGACAAACCTGAGGATTGTGAAGCAAGACTTGAGAGCATTGCTGAGTACTTCAAGGGTAATTTCAAGGAGCTGAGAGATGCTATTGCATTGCAGCCTAATAACAAGGTTAAGGTATTGTTCGGTGTAAGAACCACTGATGATAACAAGCAGTATCAGGCTGTTTATAATCAGATGTTCTTGAAGAACAGCATCACTGACTATAGTAAGTTGGATGCAGACTTGCAGGAAAGAAAGGCTGCTGGAACATATCCTACTACTGAGTTTACTGTAGGTGACTTGAAGGAGTATGATGTAGAATCTACAGACCTTAGTAACTTTGGTGCAGCAAGTGATATGCCTTTCCCTGCTGCTGGTACACCTTGGGATTTTGGTAAGTAAGTAGTAATTTCTAAAAAAAAAAGATATGGATGGAGAATGGAGAGTAATAGCTGAATTTCCAAAATACTCTGTAAGCTCTACTGGAAGTGTTAGAAATAACGTAACTGGTAGAATACTAAAGGCAGGTAAGAATAGTATAGGTTATTTATATGTGGATTTATACTCTGAGGATAATCATAAATCAGTGGCTGTACACAGGTTAGTAGCTGAGGCATTTATTGAGAATCCTGAGAATAAAAATTGCATTGACCACATTGATACCAATAAGGAAAATAACAATGTTGGTAATTTGAGGTGGGTAACTTATAAAGAGAATACAAATAATCCCTCAACCCTTGAAGCAGTTAGGGCAAGAGCAGGAAAATCTCCTAAAGCTGTTCAACAGTATATGGGAGACAGGCTTGTTGCAGAGTATGATAGCATTTCAGATGCTGCAAGAAAGCTCGGATTAAAGGTTAATTGTATCTCAAGATGTTGTCTTGGTAAAAGAAAAACTTATAAAGGGTATAATTGGAGGTTTAAGCTATGATTTCAAAAGGTTCTTCATCAGTATCTTTAGAGGATATACTAAGCAAGGTAAGTGAAGCAGATATTCTGTCATACTATCTTGGAGTAACAGAAGTTCCAACCATCATAAATAGTCCTCTTAGACAGGACAGGAGACCTTCTTTTGGTCTTTATTCTACTGATGGTAGAAGAATATTTTACACAGATTTATCTACGAGGGATAGAGGAGGTCTGTTTGACCTGCTTGGTCATATGTGGAACTGTGGTTATAAGGAAGTTCTAACAAGGGTTAATGAGGACATTTCAAAGTTCTGTGGTGGTGCTAATATTCATTCATATACTCCTTGTGCTGTAAGAAGTACAAATAGTTACAACAAAGATACAGACTTGCAATGCAAAGTCAGAGATTGGAGAAGTTATGATATTGAATATTGGGCATCCTATGGTATAACTTTAGAATGGCTCAAGTATGCAGAGGTTTATCCCATATCCCATAAGATTATCATAAAGGATGGTCACAGATATGTGTTTGGAGCTGATAAATATGCCTATGCTTATGTAGAACATAAAGAAGGTAAAGTTACCCTAAAGATATACCAGCCTTTCAATAAAGCTGGTTACAAGTGGAGTAACAAGCATGACAATTCTGTAGTAAGCCTATGGACTAAAGTACCTGAATATGGGGAGCAAGTATGTATATGCTCCTCATTAAAAGATGCTCTATGTTTATGGGCTAATACAGGTATTCCATCTCTTGCCATTCAAGGTGAGGGATATAGGATGAGTGATACTGCAATTAGTGAGCTGAAAAGAAGATATAAACAAGTCTTCATTTGCTTGGATAATGATGAGCCAGGATTGAAAGATGCTCAGAAGTTAGCTGAGGAAACAGGATTTACTAATGTAGTATTACCACCCTTTAATGAAGGGAAGGATATTTCAGACTTGTATAAGGCTAAGGGCAAAGATGAGTTCCTTAGAATAATCAAGCCTTTATTCAACTCTTCAAGACAAGAGGACAATGATTGGGATGATTTGCCCTTTTGCATAGATTAAATAAAAGAAAAAAAAATTGAATAAGTACTCCAGTAATTCAGTACTCAATTACGAAAGAATTAATAAGGGAGTTTCCCAGTTTGTCAGAAGCAGTAAGACATCTAAATTGTCCTAATAGAGGGTCAGCTATAAAGAATATTCTCAGAAGCTGCAAGAATAATAATGCTACTTCATACGGCTATAAATGGAAGCTCAAAACATTGTGAAACATAAAAAAAAAAGACTATGGATGTTAGAAAAATTACAGTCGTACAGACTAAGAATCAGAAAAAGAGTGTTATCATATCAGCAGCCACGACCCTTGCTGAGTTGAAAAGTGACCTGAGAGCCAATGGTATTGACTATGATGGTATGACCTTCTTTGAAGGTACATCAAAGGTTGAATTGAAGAATGATGCTTCAGTTTTGCCACATGATGTTCCTTACAAGGGCACTATCACAAATGAGTTGGTTTTCATGCTTACTAACACCAACAAGAAAATTAGAAGTGGTGCTGTTGCAATGAGTAGAGCTGAGGCATACAGTGCTATCAAATCTATGGGTTTGCAGGATGCTTGTGTAAAGAAGTTTGGCAAAAACTTCACTATGTGCAAGACTGCTGACCTTATTGCATTGATACAGAGCAATGGTGCTTCAAAGCCTGCTGCTCCTAAAGCTGAGGCTAAGGCTGAGACTAAGAAAGAGGAAAAGGTAGAAGCACCTGCAAGTAATGGTGGTGAGTGTGTTGATACTGTGGCAAGAGCTGCTTTCAGCAAGTTGGTGGAAATTCTTGAGGACAATGGCACAATTGAAGATTATGAGAAGGAGAAAGTGCTTGATATTCTTGGGAGTGAAGTAGCTGCTGCACCTTCTGAGGAGTATAAGCCTAAGTCAGCTTCTCCTTACTCTGATGATGAGATTGATGATATGTTCGCAGGAATGGGTGTCAATTAACAAGGGTAAGTAACAGTAGGTAAGGAGGTTAGAAATGCCCCCTTACCTACTTTTTTTTTACAGTAATATGAGTGGAAAAACAATTAAATTAATTGAGGAGAAGATAGAAGAACTATATAACTCCTTGATGGGCAGACCACTCCGAGTATTAAGCATATTCAATGATTTCTTTGGAGAGGACAAAGTTGATATGCAAGGATATTGGAGTTTGGACAAGTTCAAATCTTGGTTAAAGATAGAATCTTTGGCTACTTATATTCCTGATGGTAGTATTGCAGGCATGAGCAGTAATGGTTGGAGCATGTTCAAGACATCTGCTATTACTGATTTACCTGAAAACCAAGCAGAAAAGGTTGTAAATGTGCTTACAAATACTACAGTAAAGGAAAGAATTGGTAATGCTGGGTTCAATGGCATATTCATTCTTGTACATTTTCCTCATGTAAGGGTAACTAATGAGCATGACAGATTTGTGGATATTAACCATCTGTGGGCTAAGGTAAAAGTAATGTATAATGGCACATTGAATGGTGGATTTACACTTAACAGGTCAGAATATACTATACTTCACATTAGCAGTGGATATATGCACAGTCATATCAGTAGAATTCCTACAAATAACTTTACCAGTTTTCAGAATCCTTGCACAGGCAGTGGTCCCATCAATGGTACTATTAGTGCCCTCAATAGGGATTATGATGAGGATATGTGGAATATGTTTTGTCTTGAGCTAAGTAAGTATGTAACTGTAGAATCCATTGCTGGCAGACCTTATAAATATTTGGAAAAGTTAGGTACTAATAACATGGGGATGGGTGTAGACAGGTTTGTCACATATCTATCACCAGACTACTATAGGGATGCTCTTAGTTCTGATAAGTTGAAGGAGTTTGTAAGAGGCTTTATCAATTCAAAGAAACTTAAATTCAATTATGTAAATGGCTCTTATTCTATTGGTATGTCACTTATTGAGTTTATTGTACTTATTAGCAATGAATTTATTAAGTGGTATAATGACCAGTTTAATAAAGAGGAGCTAACTGCCAAGTTTGCAGAATTGAAGAGGAGAGGCATCTTGAAAGAATGTATCATAGATAATGGGAAGATTTACTATGATAAAGGTAGGAACAATGTAAATACCTATGCCCAATATATAGGCAAGAAGGTTTGCATGTTCAAGGGAAAAGAGGTTACTGTTGATATTACAGATATTGCTGAGGTAAGGAATGAGAATAAGAGTATAATTCTTAATACTCGTACTGCACTATACATATTAGCAACAATACTTAAAGTGTTAAATTATAGATATGGAAGAAGTAAAGCAACCCACGAAAGTAATCAGCTTGGTACAGAAGTCAGGTACTTATAATTATAAGCTGATTATCCCAGCAGAAGTGGAGAGAAAGATAAGATTTGCCTGCCAAAAGGTGTGGAGTACTGAATGGTCAGGTACACTATTCTTTACACATGAAGGTTCATTTGAAAATAATGACCTTGTAATAAGATGTGTGGATATTTACATTATGGATATTGGTACTCAAGCCTATACAGAGTTTGATATGAATCCTGATGTGATAGCCTATATGTGTGAGAATCCTGAGCTACTTGATTGCCAAATGGGTCTTATACATTCCCATAACAATATGAGTACTTTCTTTAGTGGTACAGATACTGCCACTCTAAAGGAGGAAGGCAGGGATAGAAATAACTTTGTATCTCTCATTGTGAATAATGCAGGCACTTATACTGCTGCAATTACAAGGAGGGTTAAATCAAAGCAGGTCAAAGAGTCTGTGTCTTATGAGTTCTTTGGTGATGGTGAAAAGCATGATACTAAGGAATATGTAAGTAGTGCAGATGAAATTGAATGGTTCTATCTTAAAATAGAGAAAGAAGGTGAGAATTATTCCTTTCCAGACATGGCAGCAAGACTTGAGGAAATCAAGCAAGCCAAAGCAGAAAGGGCAGAAAAAGCCAAGAAAGCTCAAACACCTGTATATCAAGGTGGCTATAAACCTGTTATTGCTAATTCCTATGGTACAAAGGCAGGTCCAGCAAATCTTGTCAAGAAGGAGGCTGATAAGCCTAAGGTAGTTCAGCCAACTCTCTTTGATAATGCAGATGACTTGCCATTTGAAGAGGGGTATGACATACCTTATGGTCATGTATCATTTGATAAGGTTACTTTGAAATCTCTTGTACTTCAATTGATTACAGGTAGTATTATCATTTCTAATGATAGTAAGATTAACATTACTAAATGGGCTAAGTCAATGCCTACACTGTATGAAAAGAGGTTTGGTAAAGGCAAAGTTGGCATGGATAATTTCAAGATATGGGCAGAGACCTATACAGAGTATCTGACATGGTATATAACAGATGAGAAATTAGAAGAGCTTGGCTTTGATGAAACAGAAATTTGTGCTATTTGTGCCCATGATATGATAGAGGAGCTTACAAAACTTCCTGAAAATGATTATATCAAAGGGTATATTGATGCACTTCAAAAGTATTTAGTATTATGACAAATAGTGAAATAGAAAACAGAGTAGCAGAATCTGAGAGAGCTTTAGAAGATGCACATCAGAATCTTGATAGTGATTCACCTTTGACAGAGGAAGAACAAGCTATCCTTGACCAAGCTGTAGAAGATGCACATCAGGAGATACCTACAAACTCTGCAACTTTGCTTGTGGATGAAGCTACAAGTAGGTTTAGTTCTGCCATTTGGTATGAGAACATTCAGAAGAAGATTGTCATTTTAGCAGGTGTGGGTGGTATTGGTAGCTATGTAGGCTTCTTATTGGCAAGAATGAAGCCAGCTTCCATGTTTATCTATGATGATGACATAGTGGAAACTGTCAATATGTCAGGTCAGTTATATGGTCAATCTGATTTAGGTAGACCTAAAGTATCTGCACTGGCTGAGATGATTAGAAACTATGCTGGCTACAGCAGTGTCTTTGCAATAAGTGAAAGATTCACTGATGAATCTGAGGCATCAGACATTATGATTTGTGGCTTTGATAACATGGCAGCAAGAAGACTTTTCTTTAATAAATGGGTAAATCATGTTCAATCCAAACCAAAGGAGGAGAGAAAGAATTGCCTGTTTATTGATGGTAGATTAGCAGCAGAAGAGTTTCAGGTATTGTGCATCAAGGGAGATGATGAGTACAACATCAGTAGGTACAATAATGAGTTCCTATTCTCTGATGCAGAAGCTGATGAAACTATCTGCTCCTATAAACAAACTACCTTCTGTGCAAATATGATTGCATCTTATATGGTTAATTTGTTTGTAAACTTCTGTGCTAATCAATGTGAGCCTCTCATTGATAGAGACCTGCCATTCCTTACCACATATAATGCAGAAACAATGTATCTTAAAACTGAAGTATAATGGAATTTAACCTAAGATTTGCATATAATGTAATGGGTGTTTTCAATAGCAGTGAGCCTGGTAATCCAGACCAGCTTGAAATGAATCTGTCTCTTGATAGTAACAATGTATTTAGAAGAAGCCTTGTCATTGAAGTAAACAATGATGAGGTAGAGATACCTGTGATTGCAAGAGAACACTTTGAAAAGCTGGTTTCAGACAATATGGCTTATCCCGCAATTATGGGAATCAAGAGGATAATACTGCCATTATATGATAATGCACCAAGCCAAGAAAGAAGAACCTTTGATAGTATCATAGCTCAATTATTTACTAATGTAGAATATGATAAAAGATTGCAGAAGATAACTACCAATAAGGGTGAAGTGTATTATGGTGGTAAAGGTATCATCTTTGATGAGAGTTACACTCCATTACTATTATGTACATTAACTGCAAGAAGTGTACATACTGAGGATAATGGTAATACTATGGTCTATTACAGACCTGTGTGCCATGTCAGCCCCAAAGTATTCTTAGAGTCTGATAAGTTGATTAATAAAGGTATCATCAAGAAATTGATTCCCTATTATACAAGTAGGGATATAAATTTCCCAAGAAACAATTACAATTTCAGCAGTAATCCAGAGGACAGGAAAGTAAAGGTCATAGTAGATAATTTCAATAAGTTCTTTGTAGAACCTATTAAACCTACTCCATCTGCCTGCTCTAATGATGCACTGAATGAATGCCTTATTGACAATATTGATGACATAATGATGTTGATATGACATTAGTGGTACTAAAATGCCACATCAGTTATTCATTGATATAAGTAATAGAGTAAAAGAGATTTATGGTGTACCTATAAAATGGTATGAAGAGTATTAATACTAAACAAAAAAAAATGGAAAAGATTTATTTGACAAATGGTAAAGAAGTGCAGATTGGAGACACTCTGACTAAGGTATCTAAAGTAAAAGACCCCTTCTTTGGTGAGGGTACTGTAGTTCAGCACATTGTAGTGACTGAAGGTATTCTTCCTAAACTCCTTGAAGCTGGCATTGTTACTACTACCAAGCCTGCAAAGTCTGCTGTGGTTGAATCTGAGGTTCCTATGGAGCTGGAGTACTACATTCAGAAGATTGCAGAGAAACTTGGTTGGAAGATTGAGAAGGTCTATAACTATCTCAGTAGTGTAGATACTATTCTTCCTGCTGCTGCATTCTCTATGGTACTTAGAGAAGTAGCCATTGAGTTGGACAAGAAGTATGAGGACCATATTGAGAAGAGTCCTGAGATTTATGTAATCTCTATGCTTGATGGTAGAATCACTAAGGCTAACAAAGCCCACATCAAGAACTATAGGAACTTCGCAGCATTCAGGTCTGTAAGTGATGCAAAAATTGCCTGTTCTATTGTGAGAGACATACTGAAAGAAATGTTCAAAAGTGGCAAATAAGATAACTTTCAAGTCAGAAAGTTTGCAATTCTGAAATATTTTCTGTATCTTTGCACTTATTAATTTAAGTGTAAAGATATGGAAGATAAATTATTCACAGTTTATAGACACACCAGTCCTTCTGGTAAAGTGTATATAGGTATCACTTGCCAAGATGTCAAAAATAGGTGGCAAAATGGTAAAACCTATAGAGAGTCTACTCATTTTAGGAGAGCAATAAGAAAATATGGATGGAAGAACATTAAACACGAAATTCTATTTACAGACCTACCTAAACAAAGAGCTATTGATTTGGAAATATCTTTAATTAAACATTATAAGGGTTTAGGGATTTCCTATAATATAACTGATGGTGGAGAAGGAACTAATGGTTTTCATCATTCTTTGGAATCGAGACATAAGATGTCAGAGATAATGAAAGCCAGGTGCCAAACTGAATATGGAAGAATGTTGTGTTCAAAAGCAGGTAAATCAAACATAGGCAATAAGTATAACAGGAAATCTGGATTTAGTAAAGGACACTACCATATGAGAAATGTATTGCAATTTACTAAAGAAGGAAGTTTGATAAATACTTATATCTCAATAAGAGATGTTTGTAGACATACTGATTTTACTTATAACTGTCTATGTCAAGCCTTAAATGGTAGAAGAGGAGGATTGTATAAAGGATATATCTGGAAATATGAAGAAAAGCAATAAAAAGATAAGAAATGCCACTATTTGTAGAAATAGTAATATCACCTTTAAGAGTGTCTTGGAGAAGAGTATATATAATACTCTTCTTCAACAAGGGTTTGAACCTCAATATGAGCCAACTACCTTCACTTTATGGGAAGGTTTTGAACCTATCACCCCATATTATGATAAGGAGACTGACAAGCAGAAAATCAAAAGATTATCAGACGGGACAAATACTTGTCCCTCAAAGATACTAATTCAGAAAACAGGTAAAATTGTTGGTATCAGATATACACCAGACTTTTATTTCAAATATAATGACCTCAATGTTTATATTGAAGCCAAAGGAATAGAGAATGATGTATTCTATATCAAGAAAAAGATGTTTATAAAATATCTTGATAACCTATACACTGAAAAAGGTGAAAAGTCTATCTATTTTGAGGTATATACCAAGAAACAACTCTTGCAGGCAATAGAAATTATCAAGAGTTATGGACAATAGAGAACCAATAGACAGAATAAAGGCTTTGATTCCCTCATTGCCTGAGGGAGATGCAAAGCTTGCACATAAGTTCTTGAATAGTAGGAACTTTGAGTCTCTCCAACTCTTAGTTGATTCATCTCTTGTCAGAGTAAAGAAAGGTCTCAGTAAGGAAAATCCTAAAGAGGAGTATCTGAAAGCAGACCTTGGAGAAATGAGGAAATTGAAGTCAGAAATAGATACTTACTGTGAGGCTCTTGAGTTGCCAGAGCAGGAGGAATATGAAGATTTCAGTAGTGAGGAATACAATCAAGATTATTATTAATGGAGAGGAAATCTTTAAGAAGTATATCTTGGGATGTGTCTGAAGAAACATATAGGGCAGACCCAGCATTAAGCTATTCAACCCTTGCAAGATATGAGAGGGAGGGATTCAATAACTTGGATAAATTATTTGACAGGTTAGAAACACCTTCTCTTACTTTTGGTAGTGCTGTAGACAGCATTATCACAGGTGGTCAAGAAGAGTTTGATGAGAGGTTTATGGTTGCTGAGTTTCCTTCTATTCCAGACTCTATTACAAAGATGGTAAAATCTTTGCTCAGTCAGTATGGAGATTCTTATAGGAGTCTTATTACAATTCCTGATGATGCAATCATTAAGGAGACTGAATATCAGAGTTATCAGATGAACTGGAAGCCTGAGACAAGGGCTAAGGTTATCAAGGAGAAGGGTGCTGACTACTATAACCTGTTATTTATAGCAGGCAGTAAGACTATACTTGATACTCAGACCTATCAAGATGTGTGCAATGCAGTAAGAGCATTGAAAGAGAGTAAATCCACTCAGTTCTACTTTGCAGAGAATAATCCATTTGAGCCAGATATTGAAAGATTCTATCAATTGAAGTTCAAAGGAGAGTTCAATGGTGTAAAGTATAGAAATATGGCTGACTTAATCATAGTCAATCATAAAGAGAAGTGGGTAAAGCCAGTAGATTTGAAAACAAGTTCCCATACAGAGTGGGATTTCTATAAATCCTTTGTAGATTGGAGATATGATATTCAAGCCAGACTATATTGGGCTATTATAAGGCAGAATATGGATAAGGATGAGTACTTCAAAAACTTCAAGCTGCTTGACTATGATTTTATTGTAGTCAATAAGAGAATCCTTGTCCCATTGGTGTGGACTTGTCCATTTACACAGGCAGTAGGTACATTGAAATTTGGAAAGAATAGCCAAATAGAAATGAGAAGTCCTTTTGTGGTAGGAGAAGAGCTTTCTTCTTATCTCACTTCCAGACCAAAAGTTCCTACGGGTATTAATGAAGCTGGTCCTAATGATTTAAGAGAATGGTTAAATACATTGTAATATGCAAGTAGTAAAAAGAGATGGCAATATAGAGGAATTTAATGTTGATAAGATTATAAGTGCTGTAGAAAAAGCCTTTAAATCCTGCAACAAGAAAATGCCTCAATATTTGTATGATATGCTAGGTGCTTTATTTGGCACTTTGAGAGGGGATACTATAGGTATTGAGGAGATACAGAATAAGGTTGAGGATGTTCTTATGAATGATAAACACTTTGATGTAGCAAAGGAATATATCATTTATAGGGAACAGCATAAGCAGGCAAGATTCATTAGGGAAAGAATTGACTATATGAATGAGTACAGTCAATCTAATGAGAATGCAGCCACTTCATCAGAGACAGATGCCAATGCAAATGTAACTATGAAGAATGTTGCCAACCTTGAGGGTGAAGTGTATAAGACTACTAATAGGGTTATTCAGAGGCAAAGAATGAAAGACAAGCTGAATGAAATGTACCCTGAAGTAGCCAAGAAGTATGAAGAGGATTTGAACTCTCATGTCATTTATACACATGATGAAGCAACTACTCCTGTCTTGAAGCAGTATTGTATGGCTGTGAGTCTTTATCCTCTTATGACAGAGGGGGTAGGCAATATAGATGGAATAACTCCTTTTGCTCCTAATGATTTGCAATCATTCAGTGGGCAAATCACTAATCTTATATTCTTACTCTCATCACAGTGTAAGGGTGCAGTGGCAGTAGGTGAATACTTTATTGCCCTTAACTATTACATTGTGCAGGAATTTGGTCCTAATTGGTATGAAAAGTTGGATGTAGTAACTACTACAGACCATTGTAACAAACAAAGGACTATCAGGGATGCTATCTATAAGGCATTCAAGCAGTTTATCTATGGTGTAAACCAGCCTGCTGGTAATAGGTCATATCAAAGTCCATTTACTAATGTGTCTTATTATGACCATACTTACTTTGATTCACTGTTTGGAGAGTTTTATTATCCTGATGGTACTAAGCCTCAATGGGAAGCAGTAGATTGTCTGCAAAGGCTGTTTATGAAGTTCTTCAACAAGTTGAGAACAAAACAGATTCTTACATTCCCTGTAGAGACAATGGCTATGGTGTATGACCCAAAGACCAATGATATTATAGACAAAGACTACAAAGACTTTACTGCTGAAATGTATGCAGAAGGTCATAGCTTCTTTACCTATATATCAGATAGTGCTGATAGTCTTGCATCATGTTGTAGATTGAGGAATGAACTTGCAGAGAATACTTTCAATCCTACATCAGGTCTTACTGGTGTAATGACTGGTAGTTGTAATGTTATCACTCTTAATATCAATAGGATTGTACAGGATTGGTATAAATCACTGAATATAGGTAGCCAATTCCCTTTAACCTACCACAAGTCTTTATCAGAATACCTATCAAAAATCCTTGAGAGAGTATATAAGTATCATATTGCCTTTAAGACAATGCTGTATGACCTTGAGGATAAAGGTATGTTTGCTGCTTCAAATGGTGGATATATTTATATAAGCAAGTTATACAGTACCATAGGTATCAATGGTTTGAATGAGGCTGCAAGATTCTTAGGTATGACTGTTGGCAACAATAAGGAATATATTGAGTTCTTGCAATTGGTTCTTGGTACTATTAAAGAGCAGAATAAGGCACACTCTATCCATGATGCTAATAGACCATTCCTATTCAATTCTGAGGTAGTTCCTGCTGAAGGATTAGGAGGAAAGAATTATAATTGGGATAAGGAAGATAATTACATTGTGCCAGAAGATGAGAATCTATATAACTCATACTTCTATAATGCACATGATGACACCTCAGTGCTTGATAAGTTCATACTTCATGGAAGACAGACTTATCAATATACTGATGGAGGTAGTGCAGCCCATATTAATCTTGAAGACCACCTGAGTAAGGAGCAGTATCTCAAACTGATAGATTTTGCAATAGCTAATGGAACCAACTATTTCACATTTAATATTCCTAATAGCAAGTGTGATGATTGTGGCTACATTACTAAGCATCCTATCACTGAGTGTCCTAAGTGCCATAGTAATCACATAACCCAATATACAAGAGTGATTGGCTATCTCAGACCTATCAAATCATTTGGCAAAGACAGGCAAATTGAGGCAAGTCATAGAACCTATAGTGATGGAAGGAGTGAGATATGCTAAAGTATGTGGATGCAAAAGTTGTCTTTGCTGAAGTTCCTGATGAAGTAACTCTTGCTATCAACATATCTAATTGTCCATGTCAATGTAAGGGCTGTCATAGCTCTTACTTGGCACAGGATATTGGTACTGAGCTAACTTTTAATGAGGTAAGGAAACTTATCAGAAAGAATAGTGGAATTAGCTGTATAGCACTCATGGGGGGTGATGCAGAGCCAGATAAAGTAAATACTCTGGCTTCTTTTATTACCAACCATTATAATTCCATAAAGGTAGCTTGGTATAGTGGTAGGCAAGAGTTAAGCAGTGTTATTGACTTGTTCAACTTTGACTATATAAAACTTGGACCTTATAAGGAAGAGTTTGGACCACTTAACAGTAGGACTACTAATCAGAGATTCTACAAGGTAAGTGGCAAGGAGTTGGTAGACATAACAAATAAATTTTGGAAGCATGCAAGTTGAAAATTTATGGTAATAGAAACAGAATATAATATAGGCGACGAGGTCTATACTTTATATAAAAATAAAGTAACCAAAACTAAAATTAAAGCAGTCAAGGTCTTAGTATCTACTGATATTACTGTTAAGTATAATTCAGACATAGTAGAAGGATTGTTTGAATCTAATAAAGTATTCATGGAGAAGGACTTGTTCAAAACTAAGGAAGAGCTATTAAAATCATTATGAAACTGAAAATTAAAATAAAAGTGTTGACTGGAGGCTGCATGCCTGTAATTAGTAAGAATGGTGATTGGGTAGATTTAAGGTCTGCTATAAACATTACTATTCCAGCACCACAGGCTGATGTACTTAAAAGGAAGACTGTTGAAGGAGAGAGAGTAGGTCATAGGGATGTAGAAATTCCTACCTATTATATTCCTCTTGGAGTTGCAATGCAACTACCACAAGGATTTGAAGCTATTATTGATTCAAGGAGTAGTGGTCCTAAAAAGTTAGGATTATTCATCCCAAGTGGTCAAGGTGTAGTGGATAACACATATAATGGCAATGATGACCAGTGGCACTATGTATGTTCTCCTATGAGAGAGACCACTATTGAAGCAGGTGATAGAATCTGTCAATTTAGGATACAGCTTAGTCAGAAAGCTACTATGTGGCAGAAGATTAAATGGCTGCTAAGTTCAGGTATTGAGCTTGTGGAAGTAGATGACTTGGGTGATGATAACAGAGGAGGATTTGGTACTTCTGGCATCAAGTAGTAACTAAAAAAAAAGCATGAAGCATGGTATTAGAAATAATTGGTATTATGCTTGCAGTAGTCATTCTATCTATTATCATTAATGGTGTAGAAGATTATTGCAAGCAGAGCAAAAGGGTAAATATGTCTTTCAAAGAGGCTATGGATTTGGTAGAGTTACCTGTGGTAACATTCCTTAATGGAGATAAGAAACTTAACTTCTTATTGGACACTGGAAGCAATATCTCTCAAATCAACAGCTCTATTCTTCCTCTTCTTGACCATAAGAAGATAGAGGCAAAAGACATGGATGTGACAGGAATTGAAGGTAATAAGGTAAATACTGAGTTCTGTGAAATGACAATCACTTATAAGGGACAAGAATTTGTAGGTGATTTCTGTATTCACAACTTGGATGATGCCTTTGCTATTGTTAAGGAAGAGTCTGGTGTGCAGATTCATGGTATCCTTGGCAGTCTGTTCTTCCAAAAGTATAAGTATGTCTTTGACTTTGCCTCATTAATAGCATATAGTAAGAAATAAAGGAAATGATAGAAGGAATTATTTATTGTTATCACAGCCCATCTAACAAATATTACATAGGACAAACTATCCATGAGTCTAAAAGAAAGAGACAGCATATACAGTTGTCTAACACTGGGGACAATGCTTACTTTCATAAAGCCATTAGAAAACATGGTTTTGAGAACTTTAAGTACTCAGTATTATTTCACTTTAGTTCCCTTAATAAAGATAGAGTAAAAGTAGTATTAAATGCTTTAGAAATCTATTACATAAACAAGTACAGGAGAGAAGGTAAGACTTTATATAATACTTGTCAAGGAGGAAGAGTCTAAAGAAAAGTGGAACTGTGCATACAATATTAATACCTTTAATCATAATACTATAGCAGCATATCTTAAAAGGTATGGAGGAGAGTGTAATTATAAAGGTTATACTTGGAGATATAAGAAATAATGGAAGATATTATAAAACTTAGGTCCAGGTATGGAGCTGTAAACTATCTCAAGAAGATGCCTAAGCCTGATGGTTCTGAATCAAAAACTTATGTACTCAAAACTGATATGCCTACATTGAGAGTAGGTGAAGTTCAAGGAGGAAATAAGTTTATTGACCCATCAGGAGGTCCATTGATTGTGGTAGGTTATGAGCTTGAAGAAGCCAAGGCAGTTGTCAAATCTATAGACTTTGTTAAGGGTTATGGATGGACTATAACATTTGAATAATGATATATTTTGTTACTGGTCAAAGAGAACTATTTGAGTTTCCTGATGCTAAGTATAAATGTATTTCTGTAGAAGAGTCTCTTAAAATATTAGAGCCTCTTCGAGTAGTAGGTTTAGATACTGAAACTACAGGTACAGAGATATGGCAAGGTAAATTGCTTACTCTTCAGCTTGGTAATAAGGAAAATCAAGTTGTGATAGACTGCATGACTATTGATGTCAAGCAGTATAAGGATTATCTTGAAAGTGACAGACTATTCATCATTCATAATGCAAAGTTTGATTTAAGATGGCTGTATAAGGAACATATTGTAGTCAGAAATGTCTATGATACTTATTTAGCTGAGAAGATTCTATTTCTTGGATTCCCACCTGGCATTGTATCTTTGTCCTTACAGGCTTGTTGTGATAGGTATTTACATATCTATCTTGACAAGACTGTCAGAGGACAGATACATGCTGGAATGACAGAAGAAGTTATAGTTTATGCTGCAAATGATGTGGTGCATCTTGAGGACATTATGGACAAACAACTTGCTATTATCAAAGCAAGAGGTCAAGAAGTTGCTCTGAGTATAGAGAATGGGTTTGTAATAGTCCTTGCATATATTGAGTTTTGTGGTATTAAACTTGACCCTATTAAGTGGAAAGCTAAGATGGTCAAGGATGCAGAAAGGTTAAGGATTGCTGAGCAGAAACTTAATGATTGGGTAGTAGATTATGTAATGAAGAAGAATGACCCTTCTCTTATTGCAAGGAACTATGATACCCATAAGAAAGGCAAGCCAGCCAAGCTTGCAGATAATGTATATGTGGTAATACCACAACCTTCATTATTTTCTGAGTTTGATACTGGACCTCAATGTATTATTAACTGGAATAGTTCCAAGCAGGTAATCAGATTGTTTGAAGAACTTGGATTTGACCTATTGGTTAAAGACAAGAAAACAGGCAAGATGAAGAAGTCTGTAGAATCTAAGTTTATAGAGTTGCAGGCAAATAAGAGTAGTATTGTTCCTTTATACTTGGAATATTCAGCAGCTTTCAAGGTGGTAACATCTTTTGGTCAGAACTTCCTTGATGCCATTAATCCTGTTACACAGAGAATCCATCCAACATTCAATCAAATGATGGATACTGGCAGATTGAGTTGTGGCTCAGGAGGAAAGGGTAAAGGAGGTAAGACTAAAGATGATGATATTGCAGAGGAGGAAGATGAAAACAAAGATACTTCTACACAAGCAAATGATAAGAGTGTTAATGTTCAACAGCTTCCAGCCACAGAAGAAACAAGGGCAGCATTTGTACCTGAAAAAGGTCATTTGTTAGTAGATTGTGATTATGGAGACCAAGAGGGTCATGTGTTCACTGAATTATCTAATGATAGGGAGTGGATTGCATTCTACAATGACCCTAACCAAAGAGATGGACACTCCTTTGTAGCCAAGATGTGTTTCCCTAAAGACCTTGATGGGGTTGCAGAGAAGGATGTCAAGAAGGTAAGAAAAGACCTTAGAGATTTGGCTAAGAAGGCAAGGTTCTGTTTCAATTATAATGGTCAGGCTCCCACAATGGCAACTAATTGTAATATCCCTGTGGACTTTGCAACTGAGATTTATAACAACTATTTCAAGAGATTTAATGGTATAGCAAGCTATTTCAAGGTACAAAAGAGAGATATGTGGAATAGAGGCTATATCCTAATCTCAAAGATAACTGGGCTAAGGGCATATATCTATGACTATCCTATACTGAAAGGTATTGAAAGGAGAAAGAATGGTATGGAAGATTTTTGGGATATATACAAAGCTGCAAGAGATAGTGGCAGAGTAATATCTGAGATTCCACCATCTGTCATGCAAGAAATTGCAAAGAAGTTTGCCCAAGGTGTTCCTATTGAAGAAATAGCTGTTAGGTATTCATATGAGGTTAAAAAGGCAGGTAAGGTAGAAGAAAGATTCATTGATATTAACAGGGAGACTGTGTATGTGTCAGTGATGAAACACTTATGGAAGAGAAAGAGTGCTTCTGATAATCAATCATGTAACTATCCTTCTCAAGGTACTGCTGCTGCAATGACTAAGATTGCTGGCATTAGGTACTTTAATCATTTGGTTAATGATGGTCTTATATTCAAAGTCCTCATTCCTAATGATGTACATGATGAGTATCTGATAGAACCACCTGAGGAAATTGCAGAGCAGGAAGCTAAGAAGTTAAGTGAGTGTATGGAATATGCAGCAGCAATCTTCTGTAAGAAAGTAACTATTAGAGCTGTGCCAGAAATTGCACCCTGCTGGGTACATTGACCCTATAAAATTATGGAAACTTGGAGAATAGCTATTCCTATAGTGGTATTCATATTATGTATGATAGGTGCATGGTATGTAATAAGACTAAGGATAAAAGAGATTAGAAGTAGAACCTATGTTTATCCTAAGACAGGTCATAAGTATATGCCACTCTACAGGTGCAGGATGAAGAATCCTGTATCTGGAGAATGGTTTAATGCTTTGATTTATCAAGGGATGGGGAATGGTGAGTTGTATGTCAGGGAGTGCAAAGACTTCTTTGACAAGTTTGTGAAACTTTTAGACTGGGAAAATGGAACAAAAGAAAGTGGACAATGTTAATCATCCTCCACATTATACATGGCTTAAAGATAAATGTGGAATTGAGGTGATTGATATAACAAGACACATGGATTTCTGCTTAGGCAATGCTATTAAGTACATACTTAGGGCAGGACATAAACAGGATGCAAGCCTTACAGATAATCAAAAGGAAATTGAGGATTTGAAGAAGGCTATATGGTATATCAATGACAGGATAAAGCAATTAGGTGGTGAAGTATGACATTTATAATTCATTTCAAAGATGGACATAGAGAAACCTATAATAATAGGTATGATGAGGATGTAGAGCATGAGAGAGATGCAGCTTGGGATGATGCCTATGCTACATTTCCTGATGCAGAGTACATTGAGTCTTTCTAAGTCCATCATAGTAGGAGCAGTTCCTGTCTTGAAGGAGTTGGTAGAGAAAGGTCATAAGATTATTCTTTACACTATGAGAAGCCATCCTGATAAGAATAATCAGGGTAAAACTCTTAGTGGAGAGATTGTATCTAATGATACTTTACAGGATGCTATTAACTGGTTCAAAGAGAATGGAATACCTTTATGGGGAATAAATGAGAATCCTAAACAAAAGGAATGGACATCATCTTGAAACTTGATGAAGATGGTCATATATCTAGACCTTATGTAGATTGGAATAGAGTAAGAGCTTTATTAAAGATTAAAGGAGTTTTATAATATGGCTAAAATAATTTTATGCAGAGGAATACAAGGTAGTGGTAAAACTACATGGGCTAAACAATGGGTACTTGAAGACCCTGAACATAGAGTAAGGTTCAATAATGATGACATCAGAAATATGTTAGGTAAGTATTGGGTTCCCAGTAGAGAACTATTAGTGCGTGCTTTGAAAATACAATTTATTGCAACATCTATGGAAATGGGTTATGATATTGTCATTGATAATATGAATCTTAATCCCAAAGAGATAGAGTTCTATAAACCATATATAGAAGCACACAATCAAACAGTAGAAGAGTTAAGAAAGGAGAATATATTAAATCCCCAAGATGATTTCAAGTATGAGTTGGAATTTAAGAATTTCTTCATATCTCTTCAAGACTGTATTGACAGGGATGCAAAAAGACCCAATCCAATAGGAGAAGAGGTCATAAGAAAGACTTATGAGAAGTATAAAGACATTCTGAAAGTATAGTATGAGACAATATACATCAAGAGAGTTCATAAAGATAGTAGAGTTCAATGGTTTCTATTATGATAGACATAATGGAGACCATGCTATCTATGTGAATGATAAGGGAAGGCATATCAGCATACCTAAGAATCTTGAATGTGTAATTGCTCGCAGACTGATTAAAGAAAATAACTTGATAACAGACATTAAAAAGAAGAAAAAATGACTGAAAGTGGATATTATCCCCCAGGGGCAGAACATGACCCTAATGCACCCTGGAATCAGGTTGATAACCCTGAAAGGGAAATTGAGGTCACAGTAAGTGTCACCCTTAGTAAAACTGTAAAGATTAAGGTATCTGACTATGAGATTACTGATTCTGAAAAGGATGAAGATGGTGAATATTTTGAGGATGTAGATTACTCAAACTGTGACCTTAAAGGTGCAGTTGAAGGGCAGATTGTACTACCTCAAAAGGCTTGGGATTATATAGCTCCTAAGTCAAAGAAAGAGGTACAAGCTATCTTTGATTTGAAGGGGTGGAATGTTGATGAAATGGAAGTTATACTAGAATAAAAGGAGGAAATAATATGAGTAAACAATCTGAAAATTTCAAGAAGCTGGTAAAAGGAAACCCTATTGGTTCCATTACTACAGCTATTAATATGCTTCAATCTTCTGTGAAGAATGAGCTTATGAAAGAGTTCGGAGTATCTACTGTAGAAGAATTGGCTTTCAAACTGAAGTAGTATGGTAGATAACTTTGAACTAATCAAGTCTATGTTCTACTTCAATGAGGCAACAGTCTTAGCCATAGATATGTTTGCAGTGAATGTGGTAGCCCCAATATTCAGGTACAGGCATGGGTAAATGCTAATACTAATGAGTATGTAGATGACATAACTGATAATGCTGAATGTTGGTGTGAGGATTGTGGTAAACATACTAAACTTAAAGAAGTATAATGAAAGTATTAAAGATTTATTCAAGGACTTGTGGACCCTGCAAGGTGCTGGAGAGCAATCTCCAACTTGCAGGTATTCCACATGAAAGTATAGATGTTCAGTCTATACAGGGTGAGGATATAGCATCCAAGAGTGGTCTGTTAGGTGTTCAAGAATTAAAAGAGTTCTGCAATGAGTAAAATTATCAGAATGGAAATGGTTACTCTTTGGAAGAGAGCATTAAATGCAGCAAGGAGAACCATAGGCAAAGCACCTTTAGATAAAGAACCCTCTAAATCTTGGGAAGCTAAGATGCTTTTAGCTGAGCATAGTCCTATCAGACTGCTTGAGTATGAGTGGACTTGGGCTGATATTATGCAGTGGGTTACTACACACTTAGTAAGACACCATGAAGGCTGTGAAAAGTTTGTTCATACTCAAAGGGGAGATAGAAGAGCCATCTTAGATGAGTATAATGTATCTTCGAGGAATGAGCTGCCCCAAGGTGCAACAAATGATATGGATATGACAGCCAATGCTCAGGCTTTGATAAGTATATCAAGAAAGAGACTGTGTAATTGTGCATCTAAGGAAACAAGAGAGGCTTGGAAACAGGTACAAGATGCTATTAGGAAGGTAGACCCAGTAATGGCAGATAAGATGGTTCCAGAATGTATCTATAGAGGATTCTGTCCTGAATTTATGAATCCTTGTGGCTATGCAAATACAGAGAAGTATCAGCAGGACTTGAAGAGATACAGAAGCACTGACTATGATGAAAGTGGACATTTGATAAATAATAACTAAAAAAAAAGAAAAGTATGGCTTTTAGTACGAAGAAATCAGTTGTAGCTGCACCTTCTTTCAGTGAAAGAATGGCAAGCATTAAGTCTATGTTTAAGTCTGCACATGAGGATGCAAGTAATCTTCATGCAGAAATGGAGTCAGAGATTGCAAAGAAGGAATCTCAAATTGCTGCATTGCAGGAAGACATCAAAACTATTGGTGTTACTAAGCAAGAGGCTGAAACATTTATGTCTAATATAGAAAAGCTTATTTGATATGATTGAGCAAATAAATCAGTTAAAGCAAGGTTCCATTATTAGTGAGAGTTCTCACTATATTGTGAACAGAGTATCAGGCTGGTCAAGTATTTACTGTATGTTTTAAGAAGCAGGATAAACCTAAGAGTAAGAGAAAGGTGTTGCAAATGCAGCAAAGAATCTTATTACTGAGTTGGTTAATAACCCTGTACTTCCTTATGAGGAAGGTGAAGATAGAGTTCTTAGAGGCTACAAGATTCAGTTTGAATCAAGGGATGGCAGATATAACTGCATTGATATGGACATACAACAAACAGATAAAGAGTCTGGAGTTAGACCTGTCAAATATATAGTTGAATAATTCCTATAAGGGAGGATAAGTGAAATACTTGTCTTCCCTTTACTTTTTCCCATAATACCTTGTGTATTACAATTAAATTCCTTACCTTTGCACAAATAATACTTTTAATTATATGAGTTGTTTAATTATAACATCAGAAATTAGAGAATTAGCTAAGAAGTTTCCTAATGAGACAGAGCAATCAATACTTAACTTGGTTGGACTGTGGCAGGAAAAGAATAATAAGTCTATTGAGGATATTCCATTAGGTAGTGAACTCAATGATTTTATTAAGGAGTTGAGAAGTAGTGAGGCTACTGAACAGCTTGATGAAGCACTTAGCAGTTCTTTTAATACTCCAAGGATTACTTCTGTTGAGGAGCAGCAAAAGGTGGACCTACTCTTTGACCCAAGAACAAGAAGAGATAGAGTGACACTTATTGCAAGATTCTTCAGTAATGAAGTTGATAATGCCTTGCAGGAAATGACTGATTCTTTGAAGAGAAGAATTGATGATGCCAGTGGTGTAGAGAAAGAAGAATTACAGGCTGAGCTTAATAGCTTGGATAGGTTCTCTGCCATAAAGAAGTACACTCCTGCTGGTATATTCAAGAGAGTAGCTAACATCTTCAATTCTTATGTACAAGATACAGAAGAGGGCAGAATACAGCAAGAACTTAATGCAATCAATTCTATGAAAGGTGCAGATAAGTTCTCTGATGAGCAGAAATTAGAAGCTGCCAAGAAGAAAGCTGCTTATAAGAATCAGGAGTATAAGAAGATAGTTGATGACCCTTATGTCTATAAGGCTCTTGCTGAGGAAGCAAGTACTTTGCTTGTAATGACTGAGGGTATTAGGATAGACCCTAACTACATTGCACCTGCTGATGCAAACCTCAATGATGATGACCCTGATGGTAACAGTGAGGTAGATAATGAAGCAGAGGATTGGAGACAAGAAGAGGCTTATAAGGATGGATGGATGACTAATTTCAGACAAGTAAGTTCACATGAGTCTCTGTCACAAGCTGTAAGAAAAGTAATCAGACAAGTACCTAAACTTGACTATAGAGGCAAGTATGAAAAGGATGATTTAGGTTTCACAAGATACCTTGATGCTGACTATGTTCATGCTACTTTCATTGACAAGTTAAGGAACATGATTAACTCTGATGATATGCTTCCTTTGATGCAGGATTTGCAAAGAATCAAGCCTTGGGTTAAGCAAGTAACCAAGTTACTTCAAGGTAATGAGACTTTGTTCTCTCAATTCTACCAAGACTTCAGAAAGGATTTTATGCCTTACTGGATTCAAAAGAAGAAGATGATACCTGATGGTACTTTCAAGATGGAAACTATTGCCATCAATAAGCCTGAAGGTGTGTATTACCTCCTTGATGCTTGGAGAGATAACTATGAGAATGGAGTACAGCTTGATGATGATAGTGTATATGAGAAGAATGGGGAAATAAACAAGGATAATGCAGCTAAAGGTTTACAATGGACTGAGACATTGAACAATATGTTCCAGAACCTTGATACAGAATCCAGACTTCAACTCTTGGAGAGAGAAGATGTATGGAATACCATAATGAAGTTGCTTCATATGTTAGGTATTGATGCCAATCCTTCTGTACTAAAGACTGCATTAACTGATATAAAGACAGCTCCAGGTATCACATTTACTGACCCAATCATGCTTCTTTTACCACAATTGAATGTTATATTTAGTGGTATTAAGAAAGGTGAAGCCAAATCTGAGACAAGGGAGGATGGTACTGAGAAGAGAGGAGACCTTATCAATACTTTTGGCTCTGCTTACAATATGATTGCAAGTATGATGGCAGAAGTAACTGAGGATGCTATTGAAAGTAGTGTCAGAGAAAATGATAAGTCTTACTATTCTCATGTTACTCCTAACTACTTAGGTAAACTTATTAAAAATCTCAAGAATGTTATGAATGACAAGGAGAGATTTGAGCAGTTTATGCAGACTGAGTTCAAGGATTATGAGTGGTTCTTTAAGGATGGCCATTGGAGAAATGACTGGCTAAGACAGCTTGCAGAGTCTGATGAATTGAGAAGAGGTCTTAACCATAAAGTAGTATTGAACTCTGATAAGGCAGACTATACTAATTGGGATGATTTGGATTATACTTTGGCTCTTCTTACAGAATATTGGGGAGACCCTGATTCTGCAAAGTCAAGTATAAAGTATGCTTGGTATCATGTTCCCATTCTTTCAGATAGCCCCTCTGCTGAGTTTATCAGATTCAGAAAGTACACAACAGGTGATATACTTGATGAAAATGGTAAGAAGAGAACCTATGATGATGTCATTCTTGACAAGTTAGTAGACTTGGTTAATCAAGAGTATGACAGAATCATGCTGGTTAGGGAAAGAGATGAGGCTTACCAGAGTGGAGATAAGAGTGTAGAACCTATTGCCAACTATGATATTGTCAGAAAGAAAGATGGAAGTATAAAGAGTATGGGAGGTGCAGAATTTAAGTTCCTTCCTGCACTTAACAGCCTAAGATATGACAATGGAGAGACATTCATTGATAGGTTAAGCAGACTTAAATCCAAAGGTACTGGTGCTGAACTTAGGAACTTTCTAAGAACTACTCTTAATGACATGATGGAAGATGGTTTTGAACAGACCTATAGAGATTGGATGAGGGCAGGACTTTTGGATGAGCTTCCTAATGGTAAGTACAAGTATCTTCCTTTTGAAGGTCAGTCCAAGCAGAATGCAATAACTGCAAAGGCACTTATCAAGGCTAAAGATGCCTTAGGTTCATTGTGGAATACCAATATGGAACTGATGCTTAGAGCCTATAACAATAATAGTGCTTTTGATAGTAGGGAAGCCAATAACCTGATGGAGCAGATTAAGAATTTGCTGACAGATAAGGCAACAAGAGGTGAGATGGAATTGAAAGATGCTCAGTCAATCTCAAGAAGCCTGTTTGTTAAGAACAATGCTAAGGATGCACTTAGGGAATACTATTGGAACAGTAAGTTAGCTACTTCACAAATTATCCAACTTACTACCACTGACCTTGCCTTCTATAAGAACCTTGAGGACTTTCAGAAGAGATATAAGGAGGTTCATGCTCCTGCCCTTAGACTGAATACTAAGGCTACTTATAAAGGTGAGAGAATTGGTAGGGATTGGGAAAGAACCATCTACTTGAAGGATGATGAGATAGTATCTTCTGTACTTGAAGACATCAAGACTGTACTTGATGAAAGGGTTAGAAGAAATGAAATGACCAAGATAGACAGAGATAATATCATCAGTAAGTTTAGAAATGTGAATGTAGCAGATGCTCAGGCATATAGAAGTTTGAGTTCCTATAGGGCAATACTTGGTATGTCAGGTCAGTGGACAGATGATATGGAGCAAGCATATAACAACTTCAAGAATGGAGATTGGAATATTAAAGACTTCAATATCATTTGGCAGACTAAGAAGCCTTATGTTTATACACAAGTCAATAATAACAGTGGCATTGAAGGTCATACTGGAATTAAGACTCCTGTACAACATAAGAACTCAGAGTTCCTATTACTTGCTATGCACGAGCTAATTGCTGGTCCTTTAGGAAGGTCAGGTAAGCTGAAAGCCATAAATAAGTTTATGGAGGATAATCAGATTGATGTAGTTCAGTTTGAATCTACTACTAAGGTTGGAAAACAAGGTGTAATAGATTTGAATGATGTTAATACAGAGGCTGATGTAATTCAAAGACTTAAAGATACCACAGGTATTGGATTTGGTAATGAGAATCCCAATGTGGTACATAAGGTGTCTTATGAAGATTATGGTATTCAGACTGCAACTCCTGAACATGCTATTGATGCTGTTCAGTTGGTAGGTACTCAGATTAGAAAGCTAATTACTGCTGACATCTCTGATGACACAATCATTGAGGTTAATGGTAAGAAGATGACTAAGAAAGAGTGGCTTGACCTGTATAATGCCATCAATACTGAGAATATTCTTCAAGCATTTGCTGATGTAGATAAGATATTCAAAGACCCAAAGAAAGTAGAAGAAATCTTACTTGAAGAGATAAGAGGTAATCAAAGATATGGTATGGATATGATGAGGGCTTGTACTCTTGATGAGAACAATAACTTCAATATCCCTCTCTTTGACCCTGTACAATCTCAAAGGGTACAGACACTTCTTAATAGTGTAATCAAGAGTAGAATCACTAAACAGAAGATTAGAGGTGGAGCTTTAATTCAGGTATCTGATTATGGCTTGACTGATGAACTTCATGTAGTATTTGAAGGTGAGGGTGCTAACAAGAGGATTAAGTATCTTGAGTGCTATATGCCTGCATATAGTAGAGAGTTCTATGAGCCTCTTATGGACCCAAATACTCACCAGCTTGATGTAACCAAACTTCCTGATGACCTAAGAAAGTTGATTGGCTATAGAGTTCCAACTGAGGATAAATATTCAATGGCTCCTCTGTATATTAAGGGATTCCTTCCTCAACAGAATGGTTCTGCAATCATGCTTCCTGCTGAGATTACTACTCTATCAGGTTCTGACTTTGATGTGGATAAGATGTATATCATGTTACCTGAGTTCAGAGTTAAGAAGTATGATATGAGACAGGCAAGAGAAGACTATGCAAGAATGAATAGCTTATTCAATCAAGTATTGTCACAATTCACTCATAGCCAGTTGGCAGAAGATATTCTCAATGCAGATACTGATGACTTTAAGGAATGGTTCAAGGAGAATAAGGAGAAGTACAGACTTGCCAAGTCTATTATAAGTAAGGTAAAGTATGACTTCAATAAGTCTCCACAGGAGAACAGTCTTGAGGCAAGAAATAACTTGCTGATAGATATGATGTATGGAGTCTTGACTAATGCAGATACAGCTTCAAAGATTCTTAACCCAGGTGGTTTTGACTATCAGAAGAAGTCTGCAAGAATAATGACTATTCTCAATGATTCTTATGAGAGTGACTTGGCTCAAGCATTAAAGGATATGGGTATAGAACTTAATAAGACTGTACAGAAAGGTGGAAAATCTTATCCTAAGTCTATTGCTTCATACCTATTTGACTTAGACCTTGATACTCTTGATAAGTTGGCAGAGAAAACAAAGGTCAAAATGGACCCATTATCACCAAGAACTCAAGTAATGTTGCATCAACAGAACATGACTGGTGCTAAGTTGATTGGTATTTATGCCAACCATAATGCAAACCATGCTTTGATGCAACATACTCAGTTGGCTTTGGATGAAGAAAATGGCTCATTTGTATTGAATGGAAAGAGACTTACATCTCTACATGATATTATGAATGGTGACAAGGAATTTATCTCAAAGAATAATGCTGGATTCTTGGCTGCTTCTGTGGACAATGTTAAAGACCCTGTGCTTGCAGCACTTAATCAGAATACTTTCACTGCTGATGCTTCTATGCTTCTTTCAAGGTTAGGTTATAATCCTATTGAGATAGGTCTGTTGATGATGCAGCCTATAGTTCAAGAGATTACTCAGACCTATTTTAGAGAGAGTAGAGAAGGTAAAGGTAAAGATACCATCATTGATGAAGTATTGGATAAGTATAAGGAGAAGGCTGCTCTTAATAATGACTTGACTTATGATAACTACAAGAATAATAGCTTCTACATTGAAGAGCTTGCAGATAATATAATGCTTGCTAAGGAAGCTGTTACTGACAGGTCTCAGACTTCTGATTTCATAAAGATTGAGTTCTATCAGAAACAAGTTGCAGTTGGATATTTGTTCAAGAGAATTATGAACTCTGCTGATGCTTTGGGACAGTCAGTACAGGCTACAAGGTCTGATACCCAAGGAGGTGCTGCTGGTCCTACTATTGCAGATACAGAGTTGAAGATGCAGAAAGTGAAAGGCCTGTTAGACCAAATAGAGAATAATGACAAGTTCCCATTGAAGAATGCCAATGTAATATTTGATGATCTATTATCAGATAGTCCTGACACTGACACTCTAAGAGAAAGATTATTGTCAGCTCCTCTTCCTTTCTTACAGGCTTTCTATACTCTTGGCTTGCAGAAGACAGAAGAAATGTTAGGGTCTTATTTCCCTCAATATACTGAATCATTCAGAACTGTAATTGATGACCTTAGAGACATGACTAAGACTGGTAAGTTGAATGTAAAGACTATGAACAGTATTTATAATGACCTGCTTGCCTATATCATGTCAAAGAATGGATTCTTTGGTTCTGAATTGATTGTAAACCCTGACTCAGAAGTAGGTGATATTATTGTAACTTCCTCTGATAAGAGAAAGGATTTCATCAATAACTTCCCTGAATACTTCAAGAGAGTGGTTACAGATAATGAGGATATAGCTGACCTTGAATTTATTAAGAGGCTCAAGGTAATTAGGGCAAATGACAGTAATCCTGTAGACACAGTAGTGTTTAAGAATGTAGGTCAGTTAAGTCCTACTTTGAGAGAAAGATATATGAGGGATTGGGCATCTCTATTATATATGAATAACCCGGAAGCTCAGAAACTTGCTCTTAATCTATTCAGATATAGCTATTATAGAAATGGCTTTGCATTTGGACCTTCAACCTTCATCCATTTGGCACCTGTGGCAGTGAGAAATGCTATCCCAGAGTACATAAGTACATTGAGAACTCTCCTGTCATCAAGTGATGATTATAGTCAATTTGTAGACCAATATGTCTATAACCACTTGGATAACAGAAAGTTGGTTCCTGAAATCCCTGATACAGCCTCTGTCCAGTTCATAGGAGAGGATAATGAAGTTAAGGATGAAGTTGCATTTGTGATTGATGATAATGCTACCTTTGGAGATAAGAAAGTTATCAAGAAAAGGATAGATACTCCTGATGGTCCTGCTTATGACTTCTTTAGGTATATAGGTAAGAGAATCAGAGGAAACTATGTCTATTACAAACTGACTTCATTAGGTACTGAACAAACTGATGTTGCAACCTATGAAAGGATTGAACCATTAGGTTTCAGAAACAGCTTTATTGAATATGAATATGGTAAGGATGTGGAAGAGATGGAAACTGTAATTGATAAGAACAGGAAAGATTATGACCCTTATGCAGATACATTGTCAAGATTTGACCTTGGGGATGCTGAGGTTGATTATGATTCTATGCCTGACTATCAAGATATGCCTCAAGAGTATTGGGATTCTATTCCAAAGGTAGATACTGATGCTTTCCAACAGGTATATGGTACTCCTCTTGATACTTCTGCTCCAAAGGCTGATGATGTAACAGCTATTCAGCCTAATACAGAGTATAAGGATGAGAATGGTGATAGTATTTGTGGTGCTCCAACATTATATAGTTTATAAGATATGGCAAGAAGTTGTGCAATTATTCCAAAGGTGAAGAATAGAAATGGTCAAGTAGTGGACAGCAGGTTATTTAAGGACTTGCTGTCCTTCACTTCAAACAATAGAAGTGAGGCTACAAGACTGTATCTTATTACAAAAGCTGACTCTTTTGTAAGGGATTGGAATCCAAGGCTAACATTAGATGAAAACAGTGAACCTACATTGAGAAGTTTGCTAAAGCAGACTAATCTCAGTAAGGTTATTCCAGAAACTAAGGTACTTGAGAGACTTAATAGGGAGATTGGGTACTATAAGAAAGGAATGGACAGACCAGCCCTATGGGTAAACAATGATGAGAATTATCAAAAGTTGAAACAAAGGGCTATAGCCTTTAATCAGAACTCAGAGTATAGGGATGATTATGTGGCTAATATAGTTAAGATTCAAGACAGTGAATCTCCAAGAGTATTCATTGGAGTAAAGGTTGAGAAAAGAAACAGGCTTAACTCTATTAATGCAGATAAGATGGAATACAATGAAAACCTTAATAATAGGTTGAGAGGTATTCTTGAATCTCATGGAATAGGGACAGGTGCTTTGACTGACCTTGAAAAGAGAATGGGTATTCATGGTGTAACTGACTTTGATGTTGCAAGAAATGCAGCAAATGGTCTTGTTGAAATGATTAGGCTTGCTAATGGTATTCAAGGTGAAAGAGCACTTCCTGAGGAATTTGCACACTTTGCCATTGAAGCTATGGGAGATAATCCACTTATCACAAGACTTATCAACAATATATCTTCCAATGGACTGGCAAGAGAAATTATAGGTGAGGACTATGATACCTATGATACTCTATATCATAGTGATGAGATTAAGTTGGCAAAAGAAGCTGCGGGTAAACTACTTGCAAAGCACCTTCTTCAAGGTGAGAATATTCCATCTGCTCCTTATAAGAATCTACTGCAAAGAGTAATTCAGGCAGTTAAGGGTTTCTTTAAGAATATCAGTGCAAGTCCTATACAAAGAGCCATGAAGGAGGCTGACAAGAACTTTGGTTCTTTAGCACAGCAAATACTTAATGGCAGCATGGATGAGGTTATTGATGTTAGCAATATAGCTTCAAGTGGGGTATTTTACAGTACCTCAGAGAGAGTGGCAAGAGATAAGAAGTTACTTCAAGGAATCATTGAGAATGAGCTGAAGAGATTGAAGATTTATGAAAAGAGAAATCCTAATAGCCAATTCAGTGCTAACCAAAGATTACTCATTGATAGATTGGATATTGAGTTAGCTGATAACAATGAGATTGAGGGTATTTATACTTTTGTAGAGAATGCTCTTGAGGAACTATCTAAGGTAAGTGACAGACTTACTATGCTACAGAATACTCCTGCTACTAATGTTAATGAGAGAGCCAGAGTACTAAGAGATGTCAGAAACTACTTGTATAGTTACAAGCATATTACTGATGATATTAGGAAGGCTCTTATTGATGAAGAGAAGTATGCAGACAATAGATATGGTCAGAGAGTAAGGGTAGTATTGGACAATACAACTACATTACTTGGAGACTTGTTTGTAAGGTACAATGAAGTATCAATGCCTCTCTTTGTTGATTTCATTAAACCTTTTGTAGGGGAAAGTATAACTGTTCCTTTTGGCAAGTTCAAGGGCAAGACTATGAGTGCTGAAGACTTAGTTAAGATAGCTGACAAGGACATATCTTTCTTTGATAGATGGCTTGATTCTATGGCAGACTCTTCAGATTATATGCTGAAAGTTATGGACCAAGCTGTCAAGAAGAGTAAAGAAAATGCAAGGTTGGAAACCATCAATGTTATGAAGGAGCTTCAAGCTGCTACAATTAAGTTAGAACAAGCTGGAGTTAAGAACACTGATTGGATGTTTGAAAGAGACAGCAAAGGTAATCTTACAGGTAATTATATCTCTGAGATTAACCAAGGTCTATTCAAGGAGAAAGTCAGAGAAATGTTCAAGTCTCTTAATGAGAAGTATGGTAAGAATCCTGTAGGAGATAATGCAGAGAAGTACAGAAAGGAGAGACAAGCTTGGTTTGATGCTAATATGGAGGCAGTCAATGGAAAGAAGCAACCTAAAGTATCAATCTATGGCAATAAGGCTTATCAGAATTTGAATCCTGTCCAAAAAGAATACTACAACAAGGTTATGGAGATAAAAGCCAAGCTGGATTCATACCTTCCTGACAAGTACACTACCTTAACTAATGCAGTTAAAATCAGAAAGGATTTACTTGAAAGAGTAAAGGCATCTGATGGTGTAAAGTCAGGTAGTACACAAGTATGGGAAGCTGTTAAAGACCAATTTATCAGAAGGACAGATGACACTGAGTTTGGAGATAGGGCTACAGTAAAGGACTTTGAAGGTAAAGAGGTGCAAGTACTTCCTATCTACTATACCAAGATGAAAGAAGGTGAAAGCCCTAATGACCTATCTACTGATATAGTATCTACTCTCACAGCTTATGCAGCTATGGCTAATGACTTCAATGAAATGAATAAGGTAATTGATGTTCTTGAGCTTGGCAGAGATATGCTAAAGGAGAGGGAGATTATACAGACAAGAGGTGGTAAACCACTGGTTGAGAAGTTCAAGTCTGTAGGTAGGAAAGTAGAATCTACTCTCACTAAGTCTGGTGATGAAACAAGATTTATGCAAAGACTGAATGACTTCTTTGAGATGCAGGTCTATGGTAGATACATGGCTGATGAAGGCACATTTGGTAATACTAAGATTGATAAAGGAAAGGTGGCTAACTTTGTTAATAGGATGACTTCTCTTAATACATTAGCTGTCAATGTACTATCAGGTATTTCCAATGTGGCTACTGGTGGAGTTATGATGAGGATTGAATCTTTCTCTGGGGAGTTCTTTAATGAATCTAATACTCTAAGGGCTGATAGAAACTATGGTCAGGCATTACCTGAATTTCTTGCAGAGATTGGTAATAGAGTCAAGACAAGTAAACTTGCTTTGTGGGATGAATTATTCAATGTAATGCAGGAATATGAGACTGATGTTAAGGAAGTAAACTTTGACAGAAAGACTTGGTTCAGTAGAATGTTTGGTACTTCTGCTTTATTCCTTATGAATAATGCTGGTGAGCATTGGATGCAGAATAGAACCTCATTAGCACTTGCAGATGCTTATAAAATGAAAGCTCCTGATGGTAAGATGGTATCTCTATGGGATGCTATGGAAGTGGTTCCTATTGATAAGAATAACAAGAAATCAGGTGCTAAGTTACAGTTAAAGCAAGGTTATACTAAGGAGGATGGGTCTGCATTTACAAGAGATGATATTATAGCATTCAGTAGAAAGTCTGCTGCTATAAATCAGAGAATGCACGGTATTTACAATAAGGCTGACAGAAGTGCAGTACAAAGGTTAGCTGTAGGTAGAATGGGTGTTATGTTTAGAAAGTGGATTAAGCCATCTTTGAATAGAAGATTTAAGTCTGCCACATATAACTATGACTTGCAAGCATGGACAGAAGGTTACTATAATACCACAGGTAGGTTCTTGATGCAGCTTGCTAAGGAATTGAAAGAAGGTCAGTTTGCATTAGCTGCAAATTGGAACCAACTTTCCAAGACTGAGAAAGCAAACATCAAAAGAGCTGCAACTGAAGTAGGACACTTCTTAGCAGTAGCACTTGTACTTGGTCTTATGGATTGGTCAGATGACAAGGATAGACCTTGGTTGGCTAAGATGGCAGAATATCAGGCAAGAAAATTATACACTGAATTAGGTTCATTGATTCCTGGACCTCAGATGGTTGGAGAAGGATTGAAGATTATAAAGTCTCCTGCTGCTGGCATTAATACTCTTGAAAATACTCTTGATTTAATTGGATTTATGAATCCATTTAATTATGAGGTATTTGCTGGTGAAGATGCTTTGATACAATCAGGCAGATATAAAGGAGAGTCTAAGGCAACAAGACTATTCTTTGAGTCTCCACTTATTCCAATGAACAAGACTATTTATAGAGGTTTACATCCTGAGGAAGGTATTCCATTCTTTAAGCAATAATAACAGGTAGGGAGAGTGAGTAGATTAAATTCTACTCCTCTTCCTATTTTTTTTTATATAAAATGAAAGGGCCAAAAATACTCCTATACTAATTACAGCATAGGGCTATTCTTGACCCCTTTATAAAAAATTTCAGCCTACTGATTAAAAGGCTATACACTTGATAGCTTGGTCTCTCTCCTCTTGAGAAATTGAATCAAACTTCTCTGCTGTCCAACCTTTCTTCAATAAATTCTCTTGCATAGAATTACTTAAAGTATTGAATGATGTAGTAGTTGAAGTAGCACCTCTCAATTCACTGATAGTAGGAACTTTGAATGTGCTATCTGCATACTTACCTTCATTAATTCTTCTATAGTAGTCTATCAAGGAAGGTCTAAAGTTATTCCAGTTAGTAACCTTAGCAAAGAGTTCCTTGAAGAAATCAAGTATTCTCTTACCTAAGCCCCTATTCTGTCTTGTCATTACATACTCTCTGAATCCTTCTGCCATATCTTCCTCAAGAGAGAGATTATCTTTCTCACCATATAACTTTCTTGCTTCATCATATAATGCCTGTCTCTCATTATTGTCAAGAAGGAGATTAAATACAGCATGGAATGCTTCATGGTATGCAGTACCTTCAGCAGCTATGTCAGACAATGTGATTACACCTTTATCAAATTGTCCCCAAGCTAAAGCACCTTGTCTGCCTACTTTAATAAGACCTTTTACTACTTGTACTCTATCATTCTCACTTAATTGAGGCAAGACCTTATTTAGCCATTTAAGTTCCTTTTCTTGATTCCATACTGTAACTTCTGTGTCACCTACTCTTCTTAAAGTAAATTCATCCTCAAACTCTTCATCATGGTCATTAATTGCCTGTTCCTTTTGAGCAGTATAGGCAGCACCTGTCTGAGTAGTACTTTGGTTAATAGTAGCAGGAGTTTCTACAACTTGAGCACTTTGATTAGGTACTGCATCAGGGTCAAACAATACAGTCTTTTCTGATGATAAATCCTTAACCCTCTGTTTATTACCCTCAAGAGCTACTTTAATGGCTTTTTCTACTTCTTCTTGAGTTTTACCACCTTGTACAGGATTATTATTCAAGAATAAGAATGTCTTACCATTAGGAAAGACTGCGTAGAAACTATTTGAAGCTACATGGGCTGCTTCTCCCTGTCTGCCAAATCCCTTTGTAATGTTAGGAACTTTAGTTACATGAACCTCAACTCCATCAATTACAGTAAGTGGTGTAATATATCCCTTATGTAACTTACCATCTAACTCAAAATAACCTACTTTATCTTTATCAGTAGATTTGTGTTCAGATGTCAAGTCTTCAATAGGATTCTGTGTCTCTAATGAAGTCTCAAAGATAGGTAATACTGTCTGAGCCTGTGCTGGAGTGGCAGGAGTTTCTGTAGATTTATCTACCTTGACTGCACTTGCTAAAGGTACATTAACAGCAGGATTGTATGTAATAGAAATACCTCTCTCACCTTGTACTGCTGACACATTCTCTTTATCATAGCTCAATACAAATGGCATTACAGCTAACTTAGTAACTGGTACACCATACTGAGATTCAAATAGGTTCTTGTAAGCAGAAAGTTGTAAAGTATAGTAATCCTTTGCACTCATTCTTTGAGTAGCAGATGGAGTGGTAAAGTAATTAACCTTGTGACCATATCTATCTGTAAAGTCATAGAAACTATATCTACTTGTCTTCACATCATAGATTCTAAAGTTACCATCCTTGTCAATAGAAAGAATATCAACCTCACCTGCAACTCTTGTACCATCAGGATATTTCTGGAACAATACAATATTATCAGCAAGGAATCTCTCTCCCATTTGCTCCATATTTGACTTAATCCTATTAAGGGAAGTAATCAAATCTATAAAAGCATTTTCCAACATATTGGATGGTTTCACTATCTTAGATACATCCCTTACAGTAAAGTACTGTCTGATGATACTATCTACTGCTGAACCAGCATCAAGTGCCCTTTGTGAATTAGTACCGGACATCTTATCTCTTACTATATTCACAATAGTATCTCTACTCTTAGCATCAGTCTTTCCTTGATAACCATCAAGATTAATCTTATACTTGTTTTCAAGGAACTTCAAGTAATTGTCAAATTGAGCAGGAGTATCAACTAACTGTGATAGCTTGGTTCTTACTTGTGTTAAATCCTCTGTTTGCTTAGGAGATTCTACCCAATTAGAACCTAATCTACTATGTACTCTACTATATTGGTGATATTCACCATCATCTTCAAGTACATAATAAAACTCTCCATCAGTTCTTGTCTTGTCTATTCTCTTTTGGTTCTCATATATTTCACTGATAACCTCCTTAGACTTGGAAACCCTGTCCTCTCTTTCTTTCTTCCTGCCTGCAATAGTATCCTTTACATCCTGACCACTAAGATATGTCTGCTTACTCCTGTCAAGTACCTTACCATCAGGAGTAAGAACCTTGTTATCTACCATCATTGAAGAGTTAGTAGAATCCCCGAAGTTATCTTGTGCCCAAGCTAAGTCAAACAATATTCTATTACTGTCAGTAACTTCTACAGTCCTGCCTTGGTCATCTCTGATAGTGTTTGTCTTTAAGTCTACATAGTATGGCTTATTTGAGAATACAGATACTATTCTTGTGCCTGCAATAGCACCCTCAGTACCTCCTACAGGAGTTTCTACTTTCCTCTTAGGTTGAGGAGCTACAGAAGCTGGACTTATAGCTTGATGAAGATTACCTTCATTATCAAAGTAATCAGTTGTAAACCAATTACTTCTTACTGAAGCCTCAGTAATATTTGAAGTAAGGATATTAGAGTTTATCAATCTATTATTGTATGCACCTTCATTTATTCTCCTTGTGCTGACCTGTAAAGGAAGATTGAACTTGATAAGGTGTCCAAGTATCTCATTGTATATATCCTCAGGATTCTTAGGAGTACCTAATGCACTTGTATCTCCCAAATCCTCAAGAGCAGTTACATCAAAGTTTATACCCCCAATCTCTGCACTCTTACTACTTGTAGAGAAATATACATCATACTTATCCTCCTTGATTTGCTCCTTTCCATTAATGATTACCTTCTCATAAGTACCATCTGGTTTTCTTACCTTCTTACTGATAACAATACCATCACCTGCCCTACTACTAAACCAAGTAACCATAATATCCTGCATATACAGGTCTTGTGCCAAGTCTTGCATGGCAGCAGACACATCATCCTGTGATGTAGCAGTTGATAACTTAGCAATAGCATTCTTTATATCTTCTCCAACAGGAGTAGAACTTATGTTATTATCATTCAGATTAAACTCTTCATTGTTGAAGTGCCTAACCCTTACAGCAGCAGGAGAATACTTACCAGCTCCATTAGGTATAAGCAGATATAATCTACCTTCCTTTTGGCTCATATCCACTGGCTTGATAATAAGACTATCATCAATCTTACCATTAGTGGTAAGAACACCATTCTTTATAATACCAAAGATAGGCTTTCTATCAGTTGAAGATACATTAGGTATCTCAGATAGACTTCTCTCAGTATTACCATAGGGAATCCTACCTACCATTACCTTAGATACCTTTGTAACAGGTGTGGCAATGAACTTGCCAGTCTTATTTTGCCTGTTAGCATACTCACCTCTTATCTTCTCTTCAAGACCCTTCAGACCTTCATACCTTGAAACACTGTAATCAGATTCATCCAAACTACCTACTACTTGGTTGTTTCTCTTGTCTACAATGAAGATTGTATTCTCATTATAGTCTGGGTCAATCATAAAGCCAAGCTCATCACCTGCCTTTAAGTTACCCTCATTTACATATCTGAATGCTCCTTGGTCTCTTAGATAACCATAAATGCCAGAGAAGTCTACATTCTTTTCTCTCTCACTTACTACAATATCAAATGGTCTAAAGTCCCCTTCCTTACTTGCCTCTATATGCAGTTCAGGTATAGCAGGTCTATAGAATTGATTAAGAGTATCTCTGCTTGGTCTTTGTGGAGTTTCTACCCTCTCATTGGCTTTCTTATTCTCCTCATTAACCATTTCAGCAGTTATATTACCTACAGGTAATTCTGTTGTAGGCAAATCCTCACTACTTGTTACAGTAGGAGTAGTAGATGTACCACTATCTCCTGTAGTATCTCTTCTATCATCACCTCTCACAGTTCCCTCTCTTCTTTCTACAGGCTTCTTATATTCAGGTGAAAATCTGTCCTTGAATCTATTGTCATTGTTTACTTGAGACATTGCATTCTGCAAAGCATATTGAGCCTCTTGAAATCTTGTTGCAGACAACTCAACATCACCCTCAGAATCTTCATCAAAGGCATTCTCATTATTGATATAAATTGAATTAGGATTAGCCAACTGTCCAAGGTTTTCAGAGTTACTGAACTGGTCTTGAAGGAGCTTCATAGCATCTTGCTTAACCTGTGGTTCTGCATCTGACTCATTAAGAACTCTTCTTACCTCATTATTGTATTGTGAAGTTTCTCTGTAGTTCTTAGCCATCTCACTACCTTCATCCTCAAGTTCTTTTGGAACTCTATCCCTATTCTCTATATCATCTTGGGTATCTATGATACCCCTGAACTCTTGTAAATTCTGTGCAGCATTCAAAGATACCTTTAGGTTATCAGATTTCCTCTTGGTCTCTTGTTGTGCAGCTTGCTCATCAGCTCTTGCATGGTCTTCTACTTGCTTTTGAGGATTCTTAAGATACTCTTTCAGCTTTGCATTATATGTCTTTGAGGCATTACCTAACTTGACAATATCATTTAGCTTAGTTGTAATATCTTCTTTCTCATCTGCACTAAGTACAGTCTCATCTACCTCATTAATTTCCTTGACAAGACCATCTACAAACTTAGGATTAGTGGCTAATGTATGGGCTAATGTCTTATCATCCTGACTTCTTACAGGATTAAGAGTATTTATTGCACCTTGAATAGCTCTTACATTCTCATCTGCTTGTCTGTATCTGTCAGTTAAATCAGCATGAGTCTGACCTTCAAAATCTCTTATCTGCTCATTGAACCTAAGGAATGAATCTAAGTTGCCTAATACACTGCCTATTGCAGATTTTACTTCTCCAGACATGGCTGTTGCTCTCTCAGACCAGTTACCTATCTGAGACTTCATCCAAGTCAATTCTTCAAGCTGGTCATCTGATAATTGCTGACCTGTCTTAATATCAAGCTCATCTTTTATCTTCAGATAATTGTTGATAGTGCTGGTCATTTCATCATGGTTCTGCTGCAACTTCTCTATCATTTCCTGCTTGCCTTCTGTGGTAGCATACATAGGATTACCATTCTTATCAACAAATGGACCTACCTTAGAGCCATCTTCAAGAGCAGTTGTAGTGTTTTCCACAATAGAGGCAAGATTTTCATCTGATGTATCAAATGCTGTGTTAATTAAGGTAGTGAGGTCTTCCATTCTACCTGCATTATCAAACATGGCAATATCAGATACTAATTGAGCATGTTCTGCATTCTTGAAGTTGAACTCATCACCTTCCTCAGCAGCTCTATTCATATCATTCTGATACTTATTGTGTCTGATAAGACCCTGATAGTAATTCTTAAACTCAGGAGAGTTTATCCTACTATCCATGTAGTTAGCAATCTCATTCTCCCTTGCTATCTTCTCATTATAGTCTCTCCACTCATTTATGGCACCACCTTCAATAGTAATGGGAGACTGAATGCCACCCTGTGCATTCCTTACACCTCTGAATCTTGGCATACCTAATGCACCTGTCAAAGAACCAATAAAGAACTCTTCCCATACAGAGCCATCATTTACTGTCTCATTGATTCCCTCAGCAAATGATTTAGTCCAACTTAGAGTCTCCTGTGCAGCCTCTGGGTCAGTCTTTGACTTATAGAAGTTATTTACATCAGTAGAGTAATAGTTACCTGCTATTCTACTTGCAGCACCTTGTGCCATTTCCTCAGTACCTTCAGATAATGCACCCTTTGTTATTGCAGTAGCAGCACCTAACCTTGTAGTACCAGCAGTATATTCTCCTGCCTTACCTACTATATTGGTAGCTTTTCTTGCAGTCTTGAATCCATTGGCATATAACTTACCAAACTGGATTATATTAGATGCAGTAAGGATAGGTATATTCATAAGCAAGTCTGTATTACCCATCTTCAATCTATCTTCATTCAGTTTACCAAGTGCTGCATTGTAAGCCTCTCTTTCTTTTGCAATAGCATCCTGATACTTTACATAAGCTGGGTCTACAAATTGATTACCCTCTACACCACTTCTTACAAGTTCCTTTCCTGCATTAGCTTCATATTCAGCCTGTATTGCATTTGACCTTTCTCTTAGGCTGTCATCAAGCTGTGCTTTATGAAGCTCAAACCAATCCTTACTATTATTGAGTGCTTCAATTCTACCCTCATTTACTGCTGAAATAGTAGCACCTACAACAGTATTAACTATTGCTGGAGCCTTTGAAGACTTGGCAATAGCACCAATAAGCTGAGGTAACTTAGTTACCTTCAACCCAGCAGCAGTAACACCACCACTGTAGAAAGCACCTACTGTAAAACCTAAGTTCTTGATAAACTTATCACCTAAGAAGTTAGCAGTGAAGATATTTTCATACCAAGGTTGTTCTTGTTCTGCTCTTGTATAGTAGTTAGGTAATGCTTGCTCAGACCATTCATTAACAGACTGCATAGCTTTAGAGAAGTCATTATCCCAAAGACCAGACCATCTACCTTCACCTATTGCAGTGCCAGCTCCAAATATCAAACCTACAGTACCATCAAGGAAAGTAGTACCTGCAAGTATAGCACCCTTAGCAAGACCTGCTCCTATCTGTGCATACCAAGGTTGGTTATCAGCTCTTATATCTCCTAACTCTTGAAACTGTGCCTCAGTTGCAGTGGGTTCATCAAACATGCTCTCACCCCAAGGTGTAGCAGTTCCTTCTAATGAAGTTGCAACCATCTGCTCACCATGTGCCCTTGCATCATACAGTGAAGTAGGAGCAGTATTTGCTCCTACATTCATACTGAATGACTGAAACTCAGGACTAAGGTTAGTGTATGGCTCTTGATTTGCTTCTTGCAAATCTCTGAAAGTCATTGGACCACTCTTAGTAATATCTATATCCTTTACTTTAGTTTCTTTTGCCATATCTTAATATCCATAAGGATTAAACTCTTGTTCTTTTGTCTTATTCTGTACTCCTAATTGAGAATGGAATAAGTATGCTTGCTGTATAGCCTGTGCATATTGTTGCTGTGCATAAGTAATTTCATCTGGAGTAGCCTGATGTACATTTCCTCTTGCATCAGTATATTGTCCTGTATTAACTACTTGCTGCCATTGATTTGCAGCAGCCATTGCCCTATCTCTATTCTGTTCATTAGCTGTATTGATACCAGCAGGCATTCTGAATCTTCTCACATTGCCCTTGTCATCTTGTATCATTACAGTAGTACCATAAGGACTAAATCTTGTAGCAGTTACCTTGTACTTATCACTCTTCAAGTCTTCCATAGTGATTTCCTCACCTGTATCCTTGAATTGCTTGGACTTGCTATCATAATCAACCTCCTTGAGACTTAATCCTCTACCAGCAGTCATAATAGCATCCTTCATATCACCTTGCTGAGTACCTGCAATAGGATAGTCATATTCAGTAACCCTTGTAGCATCATATCTTGCAGTTCTTGCTGCTGGAGAATCATCAGCATACCTACCCCATAATCTTCCAACACTTATTCTCTGATTAGGACCTAATCCATCAATGAACCTCTTGAAATCAGAATCAGCATATTGACCTTGAGTTACTGGAATACCTGTTGATGGAGATACTGTCCCTGGGATATATCTCTTGCTATTGTAAGCCTTCCATCCTTCTTGGTTCATCTTCCATTGACCATTCTCTTTGTAGAAGTACTTGGAGTACTTTTTCATATCATCATTGTACTTCTTCTCATCTTTACTTAGTTCTCTACTACTGTAGATGTTCAAAGGATTAATAGCCAAGCTATTGAGCTTTGCTTGTTGTGCAGCTTCAGCCTTTCTTTTATCTGCTCTAATCTGCATGGCTTCCTGTTCAGCCATTTTAGCTCTCCAATTATCAAGAGTCTGGTATTGAGTCTCACCAACTGCACTCCATAGACCTTGCTTAGCATAATCAATAGCCCTTGCAATAGTAGCTTGGTCTCCCCAGTTTCTAACACCACTTGAATTAATGGCATCTTCAACAATTCTTGTAAGTTGAGGAGCAGCATTAGGATTATCCTGTATAGCTTGTAGTACTGCTTGAGAACTAAAGCCCTTCTGCATCATAGTTTCATAATATGAATTACCCAAGATGCTTCTCCATTTCCTTGGATTCTCCTGCATTTCCTTAGCTAATGCAGATGCAGCACTTGCAGCCTGTGCAGTAATTAGCTTACCTGAATATGATTCATAGGCTAATTGAGGATTCCTTATATAGTCATCAAGACTTGTAGTAGAAGCTCTTCTACTTAACATCAATGTTGGGTCTTGCAGTAGAGCTTGCTGCTGCTGTTCTGCTTGTTTCTGTCTTGCTGTATAGGCTTGCTCAATAGGGGTTATTTCCTTGCTATACCTTGCTCTCATATTGAGCATATCTCTTCTACTTGCAGCATTAAGCCCTTCCCTTGCTAACTGACCAGCTTGCTCTTCAAGGTCATTTGCATAGGTCTTGTACATCTTGTAGGCATAAGGGTCAGTCTGCTCATTAGCCATTTCCTCCCATACACTTGCCTTAGTAGCAAGCTCTCCATACTGGTTCTCCAACTCCTGATGAGCCTGAGTAGCCATCAAGGTTGGAGCCAGCATCTCTTGGTAAGAGAATGGCTTGAATTGTGAATTTATTACTAAACTATAATTAGCCATATTACTTTTTCTTAATAGTTAAATAACCACCCTTAGCTTTCTTTTTCTTAGCTTTATTGGCAGCATTTCTTACTTCCTTCTTCTCTGCTTCACTAAGATTTTCATATCCATTCTTATATGTAACATTACCCTTGTTATCAATAGAGTAGTATAGTGCAGGATTACTCATAATCATATTTCTACTATACTCTTCTCTACCAATATCTCCAAGAGAATTAAAGAAGTTAGTAAGGTTAGCACTCATACTTGCACCTCTTCTTGCATCAATAGCATCTCTTACTGCCATAGCTTGTGCAACACCACTTAGTCTTGAACTTCTTGCCTTTAATGCAGCTTCTTGATTTGCCATTGCAGCCTTGAGTCCCATCTCAGCATTAGCCATGTTAGTGCCTCTATTAAAGGTTTCAACAGCTTGTCTTTGTGCTAAGTTATACTCTTCAGCCTGTCTTGCAAGGTCTCCTAATCTACCTTGAGCATTATAATCTGCTGCAAGTAAGGCTGCATTCCTTGAAGGACTTGTAGTATTCATAATAGCCCTTCTTGTAGCACCTGCTTGTGCATTAAGCTTATTCAAATAGAAGTTTCTATCAAAAGGTCTATACTGCAAATAGTTACCTATTGGAGTATATTCTACTGGAGTATAATTGCCTACTTGATTGGCTGCTTCAAGTATTGCATCTGCACTTGTATAATCTGGTTTACTGAATAAATTCTGACCTAATCCTATTGCAGCACCTACTACAGGAGCATATCTTAGCCAAGTCAGCTTGCTATTATTATTCCCTTTATCACCCTCATCAGCACCTGCCATAGATTCATTCCATAAATCTTCTGCATTGATAGGCTCTAATAGAGTACCATAGTCTTGCCAATCTCCATAATCTACACCATCTAAGAAGTCAGGTGTATCACCAAGACCATCAAATAATGTACCCATTCTACCACCATGAGCATATTGTACTCCTTCCTGACCTACTTGATTCTGTTGCCTTACAGTCTCTTGGGCTTGCTGTAGTCTGGACATGGAACTTAGAAGTCCTCTCTTGCTTATTGGGTCATTAGGTCTCTCCTTAGACTCCTCTCCCAGCTTCTCTGCTATTGCAGCAAATGAGTAGCCATCATAAGACTTTGGAAGATTGAAACTCTCTAATAGACCACCATCAGCAAACATTCTGTTACTAAATACATAGTCATTGAAGATTACCTCTCCTTGCTCTACAAGGTTAGGAGTTCCTTCTGCATCCATTCCCATAGGTACACCTTCCATTGGATTCTCCTCATGGGTTCCACCATTACCAATTATTCTAAGACCATTATCCCACTCAGCACCATGAGTAAGTAAATCTCCTCCAAAGGCATGATGCCACTTCCTTGCATTAGCAGCAAAAGTAGCTCTCTTTCTTACAGCAGGGTCACTGCTTCTTTTACCCCTTGCAATACACTCTGAAGTAACTTTACCTCCACAATACTTGGTGAATTTACCTCTATTCTCAGGCTTGATATGTATCTCACCTCCTTTAGCAAAAGTATTCAATTCTGATGATTCAAATGAGTTAGGTAATGAAGTCAGCTTACCTTTATTTGCAGCATTAAGAGCCTTAATACCTAAGTTCTCTTTAGCTAACTCATAGCCTATTGCTCCACTTCCATATCCTCCCCATATACCAAGAGGACCACCAAAGGCAGCAAAGCTTGCCATAGCATTAAGGTCAGACTGAGTATCTGCTGCATCTGCTGCATTCTCATAAGAAGTCAATGCTCTATTTCTTGCAATATCCTGTTGCTTCTTTAGTTCCTTATATTTGTTTTTAGCCTTATTGCTAAACCAACCATCTTTACCAATGTCTGATTTAGTAAAGTCTTTGCCAAAGTCCTGATTAGCCCACTGGTCCATAACTGAATCAGCACTACTGCTATCTACCATAACAGTATTTATAGCTTTGTTGCTTCCTTCAACTTCAGCAATCTTCTCCTTATTTAACTTGGAGCCAAACATCCTATTTGTAAGACCTCCAATAATACCTGAACCAGCAGATATAATGCCTCCAAGTACAGGATTAACTGCACTTACTGCACTACCTATAGTACCTCCAATATTACTAATTGCACTACCTGCACCTGACTCAAGTCCTCCTCCAATAGCACCACCTGCAATATTACCTACTGCACTACCTATGCCACCTGCCAAGCCTCCCTTTAGCATTCCAGCAACATTGCCTCCACTAAAAGTACTCTTTAAGTCAAATGCTCCTGTGCCACCCATAGCAGCCTTGAAATCACCACCCCAAGCATAGTAATGAGGGTTGTATGTAAATGGTCTGTTAGACTTTCTTATAACTTTTCTTTTAGCCATATCATACTAATTTGTTTGCAAAGATAAACAAAGTATTCGAATTATACAAGGATATTATCCAAAAAGTAAAGGGAAGATAAGTAATAAACTTACCTTCCCCTATTATTACTCAAAGTAATGTACAATCATATCATGCAATATAGTCTTATTTACATTTTCTCCTTCCATAGATAACTTGATATATAACCAAGGATTTCTCATTCTATCTCTACCATTTGCCTTAGCCCTTGGTATATCAGCTCTCCAAATTCTAAACTTCTTCTTTAAGTTAGAAGGTCTTCCTAAGATATTATTTAGAGTAGAAGTACCCTGTTGATATTCATTCCATACAGTTAGAGTATCAAATGTTGTATTGAGCAGATTACCATTCTTGTCCCAGCTATCTGACCTGAACTCAAGGTTATTGAATATCTTGTCTACAGGCATATCTGGGTTAGCTATTATAGTAGTATAGAATGGCTGATATACTCCAAAGAATATGTTATAGTCTCCTTCATTATGCAACCAAGGTCTATACAATGTACCTGTACCTTCAACATTAAGAGCAATTCCTCTATCTTCAAGATTAGTAAAGTAAGGCATCTTCTCATAACTATAGAATGAGCTGAACTGACCTAATGGCTCAGAGAATGCTAAACACTCATCCTTGCTAATAAAGAATACATCACCATTAACCTTGTCATAGTAGGTAACAAATCCATCAAAGTCTACTGGGTTCCATATATCTATACTATCAGAGGCTCTGTTAATCCAAGAGTGGAAACCTAATCTATCTGATAGATTATCCAACTGACCATTAAATAAGAATATACCTTTTGTGATGTCATCTATAAAGTAAATACCATTAGATGTTTCACACATGGACCATTTATTAGTACATCCTATTCTATCAGAGATATATCTCTTACCATTAACCTTTCCACTGTTTGCAATCTCAATAGGGACTCCATCAGTAGAAGAAATCTGCATATTCTCATTATATAGGATTTGGCTAATACCTCTATCTTGGAAAGCAAGTATATTGTTATTAAACCTTCTCAGTGCCCTTACATTTCCCTTATCCCCATCAAGGTCAAGGGTAGATGCAAGAGTGATGTTAGTCCAAGTATCTATTAACTCTCCAGCAGTTTTAGTCCTAGTCCAAGTAATTGAATTATGGAAGTTATCCAAGTTCAGCTTATTTGGATTGATTGTCCTATAATTGAAGAAGTTATTAGGCTGGGAATATACATCATTCATCAAGTTAAAATTCTCAGGAGTAATTGAGAAGTTACTTGTCTGTCCTCTGTTCCTATCATATCTACCATCAATATTTACCCTTGTTTCACACATGAATGATACAATATCAGTTACTGCATTCTGGTCTTCAAGAGTGAATGGATATGTTTTAATATGGTCATACCTTTGATAGTAGGTATCACCTTCTTCCCACCTAATAGTAATACTGCTCTTAACCTTGCTATCAGCCTCTATAAGAGAAATTGGGTCTCCACAAGGTAGCCATACATTATTCTCAAAAGCATCTTCTGCCTGACCACCAAACCTGTTCTGTACATCATCATTATATAATTCTCCTAACCATAGCCATCCATGTTGAATACTTGATACAGCAGATATAGGACCTCTTGGAGCACCAGTAATAATAGTGTCCTGTGATACACTCTTGGTACTTCCTGACTTATCCCAATACATGTGTTGCCCACTTGGAGCACCTAAGCTTTGTGCATTTACAAACCAAGTATCATTATAATCACCATCCTTGATAGTAGGTAATACCCTCTGAGCACCTGATGTAGTATAGTTTAAGGCTAACACTGCATGAGGAGTAGACTTATACTTGATTCTAACAGGGTCAGTACCTGTAACTTGGTCAGTAAATCTATTATCTACCTGCATATAATTACCACTAAATAATTTATGTGCATCAGTTTCTGCACTTTGAGCACCAGTAGTCATAATAGGATAACCATCTTTCTTATCACCAATTCTTGAGATAGTAAGAAGCTTATCTACATTACCATAGTAGTTAATATCTGTAAGACCTGAGTTCTCTTGTGCAGGTAATCTAATAAGTGATACCTCATTAGAGTCAAATACTGCAACTCCTGATATACCAGTTCTTGCACTACTACCCCTTTCATAAGCATTCCATATATTACCTGAATCCAAGTAGACTGACTTATATGAATACCTCATATTAGACATTTTCTTCTTGTCAAGCATAGCAGACCTATAACCATCAGTAGCAAACTTAGTATTATTAAGGGAACCATTCCTATGCCAAGGATATACAACAAATCCAGTAGTATAGTGATGAGTATTACCTGTATCTTTTTTGTATGCAGTTAATTCATCAAACCAAAATGCCCCAGAGATTAACCCTTTCCATCCAAAATGGGAGTCACCAAGATGTGTTCTAAGTTCCTCAGAACTGAAATCATTTTCTACACCTATAGGCTCTTTATAAAATCCAGCAGGTAGCTCTGAACTATCATAGAAGCTATTAACAGGAGTAGAAGTCTGAATATCAATATTTGAGGCAAATGCAGTTAGGGGAACCATACCTACTATCCTCAGCTTCAATCCTGATGTATCAATACTTCTTACTTCATTATCAAACTCAATGTCAGGCGAGTGGAAAGTTAATATTGATTGGTCAATGTAGTAATTCTCTGCATTGTTAGATACCCAACTTGCAACATCTGAGTCAGTTGCAGTATCATCAACATAAGGACCGGAAGGAGGATTCCAAATACATTGGATTTCTGCATTTCTGTTATTATTGCTCGGAATAGGCCTGTTATGTCTAAATTCAGCCCAAGCCCCTTTATTAACTGTGTTAATATTATATTGCCCTTCACTTGAAGTAACTATGGTATTGTTATTAGACATAATACCTGCCCTTGAGTGTGTAGATGGGTCCCCTAAGTATTGCCCAAGTCCTACCCAATCTCCACTCCAATCACCTCCACTACTCTGATGATAATGAAAAGCCTTATATTCATCAAATGGGGCATTAGGTCTTGTAAACCAAGATGATTGTGCAAATGGTGAATTACCATATCTGTCAGATACATTATATACAGTAGGGCACAATATACCTTGACATATTGCCTCTCTATCATTAATAGTAGGATATACTACCATAGGTCTTATTCTAATATATCCCTGATTCAGTAACCTACTGATTATATCAGAATTGTTAAGAGTAAATTCTGCTACTGGCAATCTAATATTGCTATTATTATAGAAAGTGGTGTCTATATGAACAGTATTTTTGACATCATTTATCCATATAGGCTCTGACCATTTACCTGTATAGTGCTGTGCTTGAATGCCAAATCTGTAATATTCAAGATACTTAAATGTCTTGAATTGATAAGAGTTAAACTTTAGTTGATTATTATAAGGATAATAACCACTTGGTTCAGGAGGAGTAATACTCTTCACATAAGTACTGAATGTTATAGTCTTTCTTTTAAAGAAATTCTTTATAGTAGAATCTATAGTCTTTCTTTGTAATGTGAAATCTCCTAGGAACAATGTATTATCCTTCTGAGACATTGTGCCAAACACTACCTCTTCTCCACCTACATACAATAGTTCTGTAGGGTCAATTGAATCTCCTGATGAGCCATTATCTGTGTATGTAACATTTCTAGTAACAGTTGATGAATAAGAGAACCTAGAATTATCATCATAGTTTGCAGTACCTTTATATCCCTCAGGAAAAGATAATATAAATGTTTTACCACTTGATAATGCTATACTATCACCATTATTGAATGTGATTCTACTATAAGTATCTCCACTCAAAGATATATAACTACCAGTACTTACCTTAGATAATTTCAATGAACTTCCATCACTTCTCTTATAAAGAGTTATTGTGTATGGACTTCCTATAAAAGACAATGAAGTAGTCTTATATGTATAGGTACCTGAAATAGGTATAGCCAAATCTACTACTCTCTTAACTGTAGGTGTAGCATTTATACTGCTTCTATGTATAGAATAAACTCTGACATAATCAAAAGAATTATCAGGATTTACTATACTGATATTAAAACTATTACTTACACTATCTTCTGGACTAGCTCCCCTATTGTTATAGGATATGTAATAGAGAGGGGAAGCATAGAATATATTAGTTTCCTGACTATACTTATCAAAGTATGTGAATACATATTGTATAACACCCGGAGAAAAGCCACCATTGGCTACTAGATTTTTGTCTATAGAAACTTTTTCCTTTAATTTTAAAGTTCTTACAAAGTTAAAAGAGTCATCTTTCCACTTATTTACTACAGCAGATGCAGCAGCTACATTAATAACTCTTGGTTGATTCAATCCATCTGTCCAGTAAATCTTTCTAATATCAGAGTTTTCATAGAATGATATAGACTCTATAGGGTGCTTATAATCAAACCCTAAGTCACCCTTATATAGTAATTTACCTGTTAAGTTTCCATTATTAAACCATAGCTTATATATTTTATCTAGTGGAGTTGTTTCAATCTCTATATTAGACTCTTCAGCTACAATATCAGTTACTGTAGATTCTTCTGCTTCAATATCTACCTTTGGTAATTCTGTTTTCTCTCCATAAGAGAATATTATAAGCTCATCATTAATAAGTGATTGACCTATAGGAATACCCTCTATGTAGTCCCCTATACCAGCTATACTTGATTTTTTATTACCTCTTTCATTTACCAAACTAAGCAGAGTACTTTCATCAGTTGGCATTACTCTGACATTCTTATTTTCATAAGCATATCCAGAGTTAAATGCAGAAGATGATAGGTCCCTCTGCATTCCTTTTGTTTTGAAAGTTGCGAATTTTATCATATGCCTACTCCTTTCTCCTTATTACACCACTTCCATATGAACCCTCCAGACTGTCTTACATTAATATAGGTGTCCCTATTTCTACAGTAGTATCCTCCATTACAGCAATTTCTAATTGCTTTTGCGGATACCCCTACTACATTAGAAGCTTCTGTAACAGATTCATATCTTTGAATAAATTCCCCATCTATAGAGAATTGTAGCACTGAAGTACTTCTTTTTCTTATTTGTTCTATGCTTCTCCTTATACCTTTAGTAGTTCTTTTATTCAGATACTTTTCAGGATTATTTCTCCAAGCCTCCTTCATCCTATCTGACTGTTCCTTGCAAAACTCTTGAGACTGCTTAGCTATCCTACCTTCTCCACCATCAGTAATATTGTAGGAAACACCTAATCTCTTATAATGAGAAATTAGCATCTGCTCCAATATGCAGGCTTCTTCTTTGGAAGCATTATCTATTAATATTTCATGCTTTATATTATCCCATCCATATTTAAGGATGGCATTATAAAATTTATTACATCCTTTATAGTATATACCATTATGCCCCCATCTTAATTCTGGCTTCCTACTTGTTATTCCAATATATACCTTATTTGATGGTGATATATGTCTATAAACACACCAAGTATCCTGCATAGTTATTGTAGTTTAATATATTCCTTATTACCAAGAGATGAAAATCCATTATTAAACTCACTTGTCCTTTGTATGAGTGTATTCCACATTCTTGATATACTCTCCATCTCAGACTGTGATGGAATAGTAAATTCACTCTGCAATTGACCAGCCAACCAAGCATATTGCTGCTGAGTATTCTGTAATACAGCAGGTGCAATCTTACCCATATCAAATAGAATAGTAAATGCTTCTCTCTTGATATATGCTTCAAGAGCCTTCAGGAATACAGGGTTATCAATAAGTAGTGGAAATCCATCCTTATCTACTGGAATTGCCTTATAGGACACTGATACATCTCCTGTCTTGAAGGATACATACAGTGCTTGTCCTTGTGTTTTGAAGGACAACTCTTGTGGTATCTTATAGCCAGCACTTCTGTCATAGTGTTCTCTTGGCATGAAATTATCTGTCATGCTTCTAAGGCATACACCAGTTTTACACTCTTTAATCTGATTTATTTGAATACAGTTGCATGGCAATTTTGCTCTAAAATTCTCTATATGCAAGACTTCTTGATTCTCTTCAAATAATTTGGGCATTCCAAATATTCCTAAGAAATCAATAGTGTACTGAACTGCCTGTTCAAGTGTAACATCCTGCAACAATGGATGTCTAAGTATTCTTGATAATACTTCTCTTATATTAACATAATTATACTCCTTCACCATAATATTTCCATATAAAATTTCCTGCTCTTCTTACTTTGCCCTTGCAACATCTAAGTATAGCTCCTCCTAAGGTAAATTGAGATACTTTGGATTTCTTATAGTCCACAGCCTTACTTATTTTATCTCTAAACTCTTGGGATTTATAAGAGCTTAAATTTCTAAGGTGACTCTCTCTTATCTTGTTTCTTGCCTCCTCACTACAAATATGAGTTCTATTCTTTGCTAACTCTGATAGTTTCCTCCTAACCTCTTTAGAGGGAGTATATCCTAAATCAGTAAATAGTATTTCATGCTTTATATTATCCCAACCATACTTGAGAATAGCATTATAAAAGTAAGTACAATTACTATACCCTCTACCATTATTCCATCTCTTATTTGCAGTTTTGAAGGTAATACCAATATATACTTTACCTGAAGGTGAAGTATGCCTATATAATATCCATCTTTTCATATCTTGACAGC